ATAAAAAAAAAAGGAGCATAGTTATTCTATGCCCCTTCTAATGCTATATCACTTAGGATAAAGTAGCAATTGTAAGCCCTGATGCAGTATTGATAGCACCAATTAGAGCATTCATTGCAGTGTGACTACCATCATCTACAGCAACCAGTGTAATAGTCTTTTCAGACTTCTGAACTGATTCATTGCTTCCTGTATAGAAATAGTGAATATCCAGTACATCATAAACTGCACTTGGGTCTACCAAGTAAGTAGTCTTAATAATGTTAGGATAACCCATTCCTCTGTAAATGTCACCTCTTGCACCCATACAGAAGTATTCAAGGTCTGCAATAAGATGTCCATCAGGAACAGTCTTCTTAGGAGTAACTACAGTTGCAACACCCCAAAGTCTATCTTCACCATCAACTGTAATAGTCAAGAACTGAGGAGTAAAAGGAATAAATGCCTGAGGCATCATACCAAGAACCCAAGGTTGTTCAGCTTCTTCAATGATTATCTTATCATAATCATCCTTATTAAGGTCAGATTCCTTAGTGGTAGCTGTTACTGGAACATCAGTTCCATCTGCTGCTGCACTATTAAGGTAAATATTCACAAGAGGAGTAGATTCTGTCTTATTCTCAAGGTTCTTAGCCAAAGAAATAGCCATCTTCTTGTAGAAATCTGATGCAGTCATTCCACTTCTTGCAATTACTTCACCATACTTGAAGTATTGGTCTTCCTCTGACAAACCAATATATTGTCTGAAAGCCAATCTCAAGATATAATTCTGACCTGCTACAGGAGTTGCAGATACATCTGCATCAAGAGTAACTGAGTATCTAACCAGCTTATGAGCCAGAGCTTTTGATGGTGTAGCCTTTGCATACAATACATGCTTAAGGTCAATCTTATCACTTGCTACAATCCCAGCAGGAGACATAGACTGAAAATACAGAGTAGTCTTAGCTGTATCTGCCTTTGGTACAATATCACCAGCAGTTGCAAGAGCTGCTGTATTATCTTTGAGAGCCTTTGCAACATATAGCTGTCTTACTTGATTAATAGAAATTACCATAATCTTTTTAGTTTAATTAAACATTTATAATTTATTCTTTATTTCCTGTTAGTTGAGTTTTACTTATTATGGCAAGCTGTACAGCTCTTTCAAGTATTGCTCTGTGTACTACAGGATTTAGTTCACATTCACTTTCAGTACTTACACCATTGATACTTAGTCCATCAGGTAAATCTACCAGTATAATAGGAGTGGGTTGAGAGATATATCTCATTAAATACTTGTCCACATTATACTTGCTGATTAACTCAGCTAAATCACTCTTTATATCAAGTCTTAGTACTCTGTCTTTACTTGGTCCTCTAAATGGATTATCCTTTGCTCTATATAAATCATCCTGTGGTAATGGAACCACACTTGCTTCTATACCATCCAAGCAACCTAATCTACTATCCTTGAGGAATGCCACTTCATAAGTAATGAACCAAGTATCTTGTGGTATCTCAAAGAATACTGAGTCTTGTGATAATCCCAGCTTTCCTGTAACCTTAGTACTTGTTTCATAGGTCTCCACCAAATTGCTCAAATATCTTCTTATTTCTTCTGTCTGTTCAAAGGACTTACCATAAATAACATTCCTTCCAGAGTAGATATCAATAATCAATTGTTCCTGAGCATTAGTGAGAAATGTTGATTTCTCATATTCATCAAGGGTTATATTAGGAGTGATACCAAATGAGTTAAGTAAAGTACTGAATCCATCAGAAAATTCTTTATTAGTCATTATTCACTTCTTTGTCCTAATTCAACACTTGCTTGCAAATCTCCTTGGTAAGCTGCCTTAGCCAATTCAACTGCCCTCTGTAATATCTCACTATGAATAATTGGGTTAAGCTCACATTCTGAAATAGTGCTTACACCATTTATTGTGACATCACCATATTCAGAAGATAGATTAGTAGTGATAATTGGAGCAGGTCTTCTTATATACCTTACCTTATAGTCTGTAATAGTTTCATTACTGTTTACTATTAGTTCTACAGAGATATTGTTTATAGAAGCAGTAATCATTCTCCATGCCTGATATTTAACTGGTTCCTTATAAGGTCTTGACATAAGTCTTGTATAATCAGAATAACTGATTGGAACTATCTGTTTAGTTCCTGCATTAGTATCAACAGCCTCATTTATAACCAAGAATAAGTCAGCAGGTAAATCATATACCTTAGCTCTCTCATCAAAGGTGATAGTAGGAGCACTTGTATTAAGTACTCCTTGCCCTACCTTTATTAATTCTGAAAAATCTATTTGTCTTTTTGGTGAATCATCTAATCCTTTTCCATACTTATTACCTGCTGGTTCAAAATAGTTCTTAACTATCTCTTCTTGAGCCTTAGTAAGCAGTACAGACTTTTCATACTCATTTAACCCCGGAGCAGCATTGCTCATTATGTTGTTATAGAGTACATCAAATTCATTAGAAAATTCATTAACATTCATATCTTTATTCTTTTAGCTTTGCTTCCAGACTGAACTTCAATTCTTGTCTCTTAGGAGCACTTAAGAACTTAGCAGCTACACTCAAAGTAGGTTCTTCATTATCTCCACATAGAGGAGAACCATCAGATTTCAGGTATAACATACCACCTCTGTTACTAATTAGACCTTCTTCAATAGCCTTCTTAATCAGAACTTTAGTATCAAGATACTGGTCTTCTGAAACTCTTAAGAAAAGTTTTGGGTCAGCTTGAATTAGCTTGTTAATCTTCTCATGTAAGAATTCAATCTTAGTTGTCTTAGCAAGAGGTCTACCATCAATAGTCTCAATGATTACTCTTAGCTTATCAGCATCATCTTGAATTTCACCAAACTTCATGTATGACTGCATTGTAGCATTCATTTCCTTCTTAGCAGTCTTAGCTTCCTCACCTTCCTGTACAATTACAAACTGGTAAGTCATTTTAGGTCTGTCTTGCAGCTCTTGAAGAGAAGATGCAATATAGTCCTTGTTTGCTAAAAGGATTTTATATTTGATATAATCATCAGGGTCAGCCAAGTTCAAGAAATTATCTTGCTTAGTTAATCTTACTGTATAATTATCCCAGAAGTTATCTACCTTCTTATAGATAGATAGAGCATTGTATTCAAGACCCATTATCTCTTCAAGATAGGCTTTCTCTTTATCAGTGAGGGCATTTACATACATACCAGAACTCAATCTTGGTAGAGTAAACCATCTTATTGCTGCTTCTGCCATACCTCCATATAGGATATGCTTAGGGTTTGAAACTAAACCAGTCTGCTTGGGAACAAACCTTACTATAACTCTTTCATTTCTTAGGCAGCTAATAGGTTCATCATTGTCCTTTATTACTGCTTGTTTCTTTGTTTTTCTTGTCTTTGGTTCTTCAAAGAGGTTATCCACATCAGGTATAACTGGTGTTTCCTTCATAATCTCTTCATCATCCAAAACCATCTTACTAACTTCTTTTGCCATATTACTTCTCCATTTAATATTTATATCTCCAAATATATCCTCCAGCCTGTGGTATCTTTCCATCTATACATAATTTTATTCTATTTTGTATTATATCTGTATAGTTGGAAGCCTCTCTTATGTTTCTATAAGAGTTAAGGACTTCTCCATCAGAGTTAATTTGAAGAACAGCATTAACATCTTTATGTTTAGTTGAATTTACCTTTCTAAAATTTTGATTGTATTCAGTAGTACACCATTCCAGATTATCTACACTATTATTAAGTCTAACACAATCTTTATGGTTCACTTCTGGTAGATTATCAGGGTTAGGTATAAAAGCCTCTGCTACTAACCTGTGAGCAAGTTTAAATTTATAAGAACCTTTGTTATACAATTTATAAAGAATATACCCATACTTATCATATTTAGGGGTTATAAATCTTTCCTTCTTACATCCATATCCTTGTATTCTATATACTCTACCTAAAGTGCTTACTTTATAATTATCAAAACCCTCTATAGGTTTCCAAATCTCTTCCATGTTAAAAAAAAAAATAAGGGAAGAGGAGTTCCTTCCCCCTCCCCTTTTATTTTTATGCTTATCCTTGCAGAATTGCAGGAATTAATGACATAGTTCTTGTTGGGTCAAGCACACAAACACCCAAAGTAGCCATTCTGTGAATTACAGCAGAGTCCTCATCAAATGACATATAAGGATTACCCTTTTGTCCAGTGAAAGGATTTCTAATACCCCATTGGTATCCTCTGTACTCATTGTCACCCTTAATCTTACACTTGAAGATATTAGGTTGGTCCATAGTACCAATATACCAGATGTCATATCTGTAAGAGAAAGCTACACCACCATTTGGATGTAAAATCTTATTTCTTACTGGGTCATCATAGAATGGGTCAACATCCAATCTCACTCTAACACCATTAGGAGCCTTATATTCAACAAATTGGAAACCAGCACTAAGTGCATTGCTGTGAAGTTTTGATTGAACTTTCTCAACAACTCTTGTAGAGTTATTATCAAGTACAAATGTAGTCCAACCAGATACAGTCTTCAATACTTCCTTATGGAACTGAATAGCACCTCTTTCACCAGTCTTGATTACAAAGAGTCTATCATCCATTGCAAGTTTAGAAGCTGATAGTTCATACAGTGCATCTTCAAGTAGCTTCAAGCTGAATGTATTGTAGTACATAGTATTGGCAACCTCTGTTTGTTCAAAGATACCAGCACCAGTCTTAATAGCATTACCTGATTTACCAAAGTTCATGTATTCACCATTCAGATTTCTGTTTGAAGTACCCCATGCCATAGCATTGTTCTTGTACTCATCAAATTGAAGTTCTACTTCCCAATCTACATAGTGCATCCACATGTTTGCAGTGTCCTTCACTTGCTTTCCACTTTCAAGATTTCTAACCATAGGAATACCCATAGCAAGTTTCTTGTTTAGCTTATTACCAGCTACCTTATGTTGGATTCTAATTGTAGTCCACTCATTTCTCATGCTTACAGGAGAAGTGAATCTAACATCACCAACTTTTCTTGAAAGTTCTTTTTCTACAGGAGCAAATTCAATAGAGAATCTTTCTCCTTGTTGCAGTCTTTCAGCAGGAACACCTTGAGTATTACCACCCATAAGTTCTACTTTGTACACTGCATTAGTACCTTCCATTCTTGCATCACCAAGGATTCTAAATGGATATACTTGGTTCAAGTTACCTACAATAACCTCACCATCTGCAAACCAGTCTTCTGGGAATACCAGATAGAAAGGAGATGTACCAACTCCCACATTAGCTGCACCAGCAGCAACTACAGTACCATTTTCATCTCTTGCCTCAACAAGAGGAATGTTTCTCCTTGAAGAACCAATAACATCCCAGTAGTATTCATTATCATCTTCAAACTCTCTTACAGGGAATGAATTAAGGAATGTATCCAAGCTCTTTCCTCTATAGAAAGCCAACAGTTGCACCATAAGGTTTGTAGCCTTCTGAGGTGCTTGTTGGAAGATAGCTCCAAGGTGGTTGTCACTTGTCAGACCCTTCCAGTGTTGGAAGCCTAACATTTGAAATTTACCTAATTTACCAGCCATAATCTGTTAATTATTTTTGTTAGTTAATATGTTTTTAGACATCAAGGTCCCAGCCCTTTCCAATATAAGACTCAGTATCTTCCTCAACTCCTCCAACATATCTTGGATTACCTGATGAATTTCTTGTAGTACTACTGAGTTTATGTTCTAATTCTCTAAGACTTTGCTTGACTTCTTTCTTTACTTTGCCCTTCACAAGACCATCAATATTCTTGAAGCCATCAGTCATAGTGAACAATACAGACAGATACTTTCTAAACTCAACTGGATTATCCATTTCATATTTTTGAATGGCAGTCAAATATTCTCCATCTTCTGTTTTAAAGACAGGCTTAGTAATATTATCAAATGCTTTTTGTCTTGTAGTCTTGTCAAGTGTAATACCTGTAAATACTTCCTTGTCCTCAAGCATTGATTTCTTTAATTGTGCAGCCTCTTCTTTAATTTTCCTTTGTTCTTCTTTTGCCTCTTCTTGAGCTTCCTTGATTAAGTCCTGATATTGATTGCTAAAGTATTCTCTGTTACTTTCCAATGCCTCTTTTGCATCTTCAATATCTGTGCCAGCATTGAAAGATTTCTCAACCTCTCTCTTAGCTCTGGCTTCACTATAACCTCTGTTCCTAAAGTCCTGATAGATTAAGTTCTTTCTCAATCTTTCACCCTTTTCAGTTTCATCAGTTATATATTCCTCCTTGATTGCATCCAAATTAGCAAGGGTTTGTTCATACCTTCTTACTTCATCTGGTTCTACATCAGCTTGTAATGCAGCATCAATTCTCTTTTGTCTTTCATCTAACCTTGCTTGAACAGTCTTTTCAACTGCTTCTGCAAAATCTTCTGGAGTCTTGATACCATTTAATGTATCATCATCAAGGTCAGGGAAGATACCTTCTTCTTTCAAGGCACTGGCAATGGAAGAGTAGAAGTTAGTTTTGGGAGAAGTACCTTTGTCCTTTTCAGATTGGGTATCTTCCTCTTCTTCTTGATTATCTTTTCCACTACCTACGCTCTCTGGATTATCAAATAAATCATCAGGATTTATCTCTTCTTCCTCAGTAGTTTTTTCAATTTCTTTTTCTTCTTTCTCCTTTGGGGCAGGTGGAGTTACCTGTGTTTCTTCTTCACCCCCATCATCAGAAAATAGATTCTCTACATCTATTTCATCCCCTGTCATAATGAGGTCTTCACTTAATTCTCCTATCATATTTCTACTCCTTTAGTTATTAAACTGATGCAAAGATAGTAGGAGTTTATGACTTCTACAACATAGTAAGTGAGACTCTTGCAACTCTATAAATAAATTACTTATTTACTGCCAAAAGATAAGGGTATAGTAATAATACTACACCCTTCCCATTTCTACTTCTTTGTAGGTTTCTTTCCACCTTTAGGTGGCATCTTTCCACCTGATTTGCAAGTCTTTGCCATAATAATCTCTCCTATTCTATTGTTAAACTAAGTTCCTCTCCAAGGAGTTTTGCTTTCAGCATAACTGAATATAACTCCTGAAAGGTAGCTGTGCTATTGATAACTTGTCCCTTTATCTTATTCTCTCCCACAAGGATACAACCTAAAGTATCCTCAGCTTTATTACCAACATGGATTAGTACCCCCTCATACCCTTTCACATCTATAAGTCTGGGTAACTTTCCTCCACAGAATTTAGCCCATGACCTATCCTTGAATTTGGGGCTTACAGTATTCATATCAATCTTGTAAGTTCCATAAGGAATTGCTGTCTGTCCATAGACCTTCTTACTCTGTATCTCCAGAAGAGATTGTGTTTCATTAAGACCTCTGTCAGTGTCTTCAAGAGTATCACATTCATAAACTCCATTTACATAAAGTTTACCTATAGTATATTGAGGTCCTTTGAATGTTCTTTTGAGTGTTAGTTTCATGTGGGATTAGCTACTAATGTTACATTCTTTAATACATCACCAGAGATTACATCACTACCAGACTGAGTTACATAACCTGTCTTTGATACAGACCAAGTAACTGTATGTCCTTTAGCTGCCCTAATACTTTTAGTAGTTGAACCATTGATAACTACTACAGCATCAGCAGGAGTAGGATTGATAGTATAGGTATATTTCTCAGTAATAAGAGATACTAATTTACCATCAACTCTCTTTTGAATATCAATTATCTTACCCTCTATAATCTTGTCCTTGATTACAAGGATTTCATCATCTGTTATTTCATTAGGGTCTCCTTCAACTATTCTTGAAAGACTCCCAAGATTAAGTACTCTCTTCATATTATTTCTTATTTTTATTAATCACATCCTCATAATTTCCCTTTCTTATCTGACAAGATAGGTCGGCACATATACTTGTCATTAAGCCCATCACCTGTTGCCTTAATTCCTTGACTTCTTCCTCAAGATTTTCATTTCTCTTAAGGACTTCATCCAGTCTTGACTTATTATCATCTGATAATTTCTTATAGAATTCTAATGAGTCCTGCATGTTTTTAATAAGATTATTATCTACCTCACTATTATACTTCTTTCTTGCAAAGAACCATGCAGTAAATCCAGAAGTAAAAGTGGTAACAATGCCTATTAATGCTGTAATAAGTATTCCACTTTCAATCATAACTATTCAATTATTTGTATAAATCTTTGAGTTTTGTTCTTAACATAAGGATTCATTTCCCTTACATTCACTTCTACTACTGTATGTTTCTTCTGGAACCACCTGAATAAGAAGAATTTCTTTGGTGGATTCACAGTCTCCCTTTTACCATTTATGAATGTATATCTCTCTAACTCTATCTCAGGTTTCAATGCTATAGTACTTGGGAATTCTAAATGAAGATTAGTTTTAAACCACTTATCTCCCACTATAGTATCCAGCCTTAACTGAGGGTCTCTAAATAGAGTGTCTTTTAGGGTAATAGTGTCAGTTCTTTGTGCATGACTGGCTTCATATTGAAGCTGCTGTAATCTCTTATCCTTTATTCCTAATTCCTTCTGGACCTCCTTCATCCTGTTGATGATTGAGTCATTAGAATAGTTTAGTTGGTCTATTGTTAGTTTAAATACCCTATTGTTGTCTTTTAGCCCACTCAATTGAGCATCATAGGCTTTGATATTCTCAATGGAAGTCTCATACTTAGTAGTCAACTGTTTATTCTGATATGATAGATAAGCCACAGCTCCAACCAATATTAGAATAAGGATTATTATATACTTCTTCATATCTTCTTCCCTTATATTTTTATGCAAACATATTAAAAATAAATCACCTATACAATAATATAAGTGATTTATTTATATAACTATTAACCTAAAGATGTTCCATCTAAATTAACCCATGAACCTCCATTCCATACTATATACTTACCAATCGTGGTATCATAATAAGGATAACCAGCATCATCTGTAGTAAGAATGGGTCTATTTAAGGTATCTCCTCTAAATCTTTTAAAGTTTGAATTTAATGCACTTGTAACTCCAGCTTGACTCATTACAGCAGTCTCACTGTTACCTAACTCTTGTACTACACCAGCAGAGATAGAGGTAAACCTGCCATTATTAACCCACCCAGTACTGTCTTTAACATATAATTGATAGATAGGATTAGTATGTTCAGTATCACTTGGGTCATAAGTAGGACCAACACCATAAATATCTCCTTGAGTGGCACTTGAAGGTAAGTCACTTACAGTGGCTACATAGCCTTTAATGTATAAATTATTAACAAATTCTGAACTCAGGTCTTGCCAAGTCTGTTGGTTATCCCTTGATATTTGAATCTTACCAAGGTTATTTCCTGTAACAACCCACTTAAACCAAGCAGCTATAGAGTCTGACACTACAGTCCATGTTTGACCTAAGTCTACTGATTGTTCAAGGTGGTTATTATTCACTCTAAACTGAGTATAGACAGGAGTATCATTTATATCTACATAACTACCTCCTTTATTGTATGATACTTGGAGTTTGTTATTATAGATTCTAAGTACAGGGGTAATACCTCTATCACCAGTAGCCTTAACACCTGTATCTACACCATTAACTACCCAATTACCTTCTGATGAAATAGAAATATCACCAACAAGCATATTGCTTCCTTTCCTCCAGTTGGCATCACTTTGCCAAGCCTCATCACTTATATCATCAGAGCCATACCACTCTATGACAGTTGTCTTGTCAAACAAGACATAGGTGATAAATAGTCCTTGTCTCCTTAACTCATCTGGTATTTGAAGCCTTGTAATTCCACTACCACCAAGGTAAGTTAAGAAGTACATATTGAAACCAGTGAGTATCTCATCTAAAGATACTCCTGTTTCTCTACTTACCACAGCATCCAAAAAGGTCTTAGGAAAAATATCCTGATAATTACCTGTTTGGTTTTCCTTCTTAATCAGTTGTTGTATTTCTTTCATATCTTATTATTATGAATTTGCTATTACATTATTAGCAACTAAACCTAATACCTTTACTATCTTGATATATCCTACCCCTGATATTGCTCCTGTGGCTGCAATCTGTCTTGTAGCTGTTGGAGTCCCAGATGCAGGAAGGGTATGAGTTATGATTCTATTATAATCAATAACAATATTCTTGTTATTATTACTTAGTGTAGCATGTAGTTGCTTTAACATTAAGGAATCATCAGATTTTGTATCCATTACAGAGCACATTATATCTGAGTTTGTACCATCAAATTCATTTCTTATTGGGTTAAAATATGTACTATAAAATATTCCTGTATAACCCGGAATAGTATAGAACACTTGTAACTCAGAATAGTTATATGGATAATCAGATAAGGCAATTATACCAATAACTCCCTCTTCATTTGTATCATCTGTGTAAGTAGAGTTTGTGTATAATGGGAATGCCATTCTATTATTCATATTCTTAAATGATGTAGCAAGCTGTGAAGCCATCTTAATGGTATTACCAAACACACTAACATCTGTTCTATTCATAACTAATGAAAGTAGATTATTAGTAGCATTTGCATTTGTGAATATATTATTGAATACCTTCACATTCTTGAATCCAATTGGATACATCATACTTGTAGGCTCATCTAAAAACCCAATAGCATAATCTACATTTTCCCTTAGTAATCCAGCCCAATCAATAAAAGTATTTCCACTGATATTTGTGTTCTGGGTGTTATAACACCTTATCATAAAGAACTGTGCATTCTTAAACACATTGTTAGTAATAGTCACATTTACTGTATTTTCAAGACCTACTAAAGAATATATATTAAAGTAGTCACTTCCCATACAAGAAGGTGATTGTACTGTTTTAAGACCAGCTTCCTGTTCTATATAGTTGCTATCAATTACCAAATTCTGTGAAGGTAAGTAATAACTTCCAGTAAAACTTGGACTATGTGAGTTAAATGTACATACAAAATACCCTTGCAGATTAAGTGCTCTATTACCTTTAATAAGACATTTATCCATTATTCTTGGAGATACACATGCTTGATATACTCTGTCAAAGGTATTATCTACTATATTGATGTTAGTGTGAAAACTATCATTTAAAGTAGTGTTTAATTCATCATGACATCCTATACCCCTTGCTATTAGACCATAAGGGGTTTGAGTGCCATCTGCTCCAAAAGTAACTTGAGGTCCAAAGTAACATCCCTCTACAGTGATATTGTCACAGGGTGTTCTATCAAAGTAAGGCATATCTGAACCATTACCACTTCTTGCCATTTCTATTTGAATACACTCCCCTTTATAGGTTGGTAAATCACTAAAATGAAAGAAGCCAATGAATTTCATATTTCTGAATGTTACATTCTGACATCCTCCTACTTCTATCATGTGGTGATTTCCACTATTCATAATAGTAATACCCTCAATCAAGATATTTCTCGCATGATACATTCTGAATGCACTATTCACTCCTCTATTTAATCCAGAAGGATTTGCTGACAAATCTATTGTACCACCACCATAGAACACAATATCATGATAACCATCATATTTGTAAACCCCTTGAGTAGTACTACCAAACTCAAATCCTAAGTTAGAGGTATTCAATAGAGTAACCCCTTTAGTTAATTCTACTTTTGTATATGAGAAAACCTCTACTACATTGGATAATTTATAAATAGTATTACCATCAATAGTTATAGTAATGCCCTTATTATATAAGGCTGTTCTAAAAGCTCTTCTAAACTCAAAGGTGTCATCACTCCCCAGACCTGTATTAAACCAAGTCATGTATATTTTATCATTTGTTATACTACCCTCAAGAGTAATGTTACTTAACATTCTGACATTACCATTAGCTTTTATAGAAGTATTGTTACATCTAACTACCCCATTAATAAAAGACCCTCCTTGAAAGTCAAGTGTACATCTTGCTGGTATAGTAAGAATGCCATGACCTAAGTCTATATCTCTGGTAATCTTATATATCACATTTGCTTTATTGAACTTATTCTGAGTTGCAGCTTGAATAGGAGGATAAGTTACATCTGAGGTTCCAGTAAGAGCAGTTCCAGTAGTACTATCTGTGGCAGTTACACTAAAGGAGGTAATATTGTTTATATCCATAGATGCAATAGTAGTAACTACTCCTGTAGAACTATTAATAGCAAATTTATCTCCACCTGTAGCCAAACTATATACATAAGGAGTAGTTCCTCCAGATGCAACAGCAGTTGCTACTGTAGCTCCAGCAGCAAAAGATACCACTGCATTTACCTTATTTATTGTTATATTTAAAGCCATATTTTTATATTGTTTTATTGTTTGCAAATATAAGTAAAAGTTCTCATATATACAAGTAAAAGTAGTACTTGATTTATACACCAAGTACTACCTTATTTAGTTAGACTATTACTACCTTTGAAATAAGAGTACCCTCAGAATTAACAATTACAGGTTCACAATATCTCATCCTCTTTGAGCCTGTGGTGAGAGCATTTTTGTTAAGTTTCGCAGTAATTACACTATTATCAATTGAAACTTCAAGTATTAAGGCTTGTTGTACATCATCATCTATATTAACTAAGTTACCTACAGCTAAAGCTGTGTTATACCCTGTAACAGTTACAATTGGAGAACCTGCTGTTGTAGCAGCAGTTGCTTGTAGATAACCTGTAGTACCATTAGTTAGCACATGACAATATTGATTACTATCATCTGAATTAAATAGTATAGAATCTCCTATTGCACAATTTATAGCCCATGATAACTGATTATACTCATTCATCCTAATAGTCTTTCTCTCCTTTGGTTTGACATTACCCGGATATATAAAGGACTCTGGAAACATAATTGGAGCACAATATGGATAAACATTATTGTCTACACCTTTTATATTCCTAAATGAATTAGGATTGTTATCCATTATTAAACTTGAAGCAGTAGTAAGATTCTTAATAATATTCTCATTAAACAAAAACCCATTTACATAAGGAATCTCAAATCTCATAAGATAACTTGTATAGTTTCCCTTCATATTCTCAAAAGTGTTACCAACAAATTCAACATTATCTAAATGAGAAGTATCAGTAGTTTGTGACTCTACTCTGGCATAGACAGGATATAAAATATTGTTTTTTGTTATTACTTTATTATCCTTAATCTGTAATCCCTGTATAATAGTATCTACAAAATATAATGGTCTTACTGTGCTTTCTATTGTGTTACCTACAATATTAACATTATGGATAACTCCAAAACTTGATATTACATCAGCCTTATTAGCATAGTCAGATTGAGATTTGATTGCAATGGCATTAGTACCCAAATCATTTTTTATAATGTTGTTAGCAATAGTTATATTATATGAATCTTCAAATACACTATTATCATAGGGTAAAGCCTCCTTAGATTCTACATAGTATGGATGCAAACCATATACTTTTCCTTTACAGTATATAGAACCATATCTTCCACCACAGCTATCTATGAGGTTTCCTGAGACAATTGTATTAGATACCCCGACATTAAAAGCCCCATATCTACAATTTTTTGCAACATTGTTTGTTACAATCTGATTATCATTCATATAACTACCCCCAGTCCATTCTGTAGAAACTGCAAAGTATGAAGTGTCTTCAAAAAAGTTATCAGTAATAATACAATTATTTCCCTGAGTAGCAATAAATGATGCTACTCCTTGTGTACAAGTATTATTTTGGTAAAGAGTATCTTTAAATCCATAATTAATAAATGTACCATAAGCATCTTTATTGCTGTAAGTCTTACAATTAAGTACTTTTAGTGAGTAAGAAAGTGAGGGGTCATAGAATATAGATTGCTCATGATGATTGTCATGGAACCTACAAGAATCAATAGTAACATCCTTGCAATTATTAATATTAATCGCAGAGGCATACTTTAGACCCCATTCTATATTCTGCTCTACACCTTGACTCTGGGCATAACCTGTAATCTCACAACCCTGCAAAATGACATTTCCACACTTTTCTATTCTTATCATATTCTCATAAGGATATGGGGTTGTAGGTCTTTGGTTTGCACCACCTAAAAATACCACATCCTTAATAAGTATATCATTACTATTGTCATGAATATGTAAGATATTAACTGTCTGGTTTGTGTTTTCATTATCTGCTATTAATGTACCTGACTGTAAAGTATTTACAGTAGTTAGGTCAAGCCTCTTTACTGTAAAAGTCATCCCATCTAAATTAACATTTGGAGATATAAAAGCTAAAGAATCTATGATACTTTGATTCAAAAGACCTCCAAACCATGATACTTTGGATTCTCTATTTTTAAAAGTACCTGTTATTTTAATGTTTTCAAATATCTTTACTTTACCAGCACATATAAGGGTATTAACTCCATTAATGACACCATTACTTATGCTACCTCCTTCAAATAATATAACACTATTATTTGGTACTATTATAGTTTGACCATTCAAGTTGTAGTCATATTGTATAATATAGATAGTATTCTCCTTACTAATCATTGACTGTTGCAAATAGTTCGTAGTAACTATATTACCAGTTACAGGGTCTTCTACTCTTACAACATTCTTTCTAAGATATATTCTACCTAAACCTGAATAGTCAGCAGTGTTGTAAACTTTGTCTGCAAACTTAAGAGATACTTGGTTTGCACTATTGGTCTCAGTTACAATATCCTCACTATCTACAACAGTCATACCTTTCATAAGGTCTATCAGGCCAACCCAAAGAGATAGAGTATTCCATTGATTCTTTCTTAGACCTTGGAATTGGAACATAGCCCATTTTCCAGTATCATCCAAGAAAGTAACTACCTGACCAATCTTTCTACTCTTATAAGGAATTAATTCTATAGCTTGAGATAGTGAGATATAACTCTCACCATACTTGTCAGTAATATTCACAAAGTCTGATACACCAAGCAAGAAGAATTGGTCTACAATATCCTTTACTGATGTCTTAACATTCTTTCCATTCTGTACAAGAACTACAGTTTCATTTCCCTTGAGAGGAGTTGCAGCTCCTGCAAATTCAGTATCTTTTCTACTGTTTGCAAGGAGCCACTTTTCTATTTTTCTATAATCTTCTTGTGTAAAAAACATAATCTTAGTCTTTATGAAATTAATACTCCAACAGCTCTTAATTGAGCAAGTAGCCCATTCACTGTTCCTATTACAGTAGTCAAATCTGCTGAGGTGTTCAAATCTGCAATATTAGTTCCTGCTTTTACACCTCCTAATGTAGTCTTAGTTGCAGCAGGTAACGTATATTCTTGATTAGCTACAGATGATGTAAATGTCTTAGTACTTACAGTATATGTCAGTACTTGCAATGTGTCATCCTTTTTACTACTTGTAAAATAAATAGCAGTAGGAGTTGAATCTACACTTCTTGTATAAGTTACAGGTCCAGTAGAACCGTCTATAATAATTTCACCACATTTTAACACATGACTTGCAGTAATATCATCTATAGGAGTTCCTATCTGACTTGACTCTAACTGAATTGTGTAAGGCTCATTAGGCTTAATATAGTCCTCATCCTTGACTATAGAACCATCTGCACCTATAGTATAAAATACCTCATTACCATAAGCTGTAGTGACATGAGCAAAACCTCCAGTGGAAGACTGCCAAGTACCTACTCCATAGCCATAATCAAGTTGAGTAAAGAAGAACCCACTCTTTAATTGTGACAAGTTATAAGCTTTTATCTCACTGCTGTCTCCTATTTCAAGCTTAACTATTTCAGGAGCTAAACCTATGAAATTAGCAGACAGTGATATAACACCTTTAGTTACCAATGCTTGTACTTGGTTCATAACAGGAGAACCTTCTTCTACTGTAATAGTTTCAGTTGCATATCTTGCAGTGCCATTAGCTTGTATTGTTCTTCCAAGAAAATAACTATAATTTCCTACTCTAACAGCTATAACATCATAGCTTGAATCTGCTTCTTCAAGTCTAATAGCTACTGACTGACCATTTAATATCTGAGTAAATTGGTCTTCTGTAATATTAACATCAAGTATTTTACTTTGTATGTTAGGATTATCCCCTCCACCATTATTATCTCCTCCTATAGTGGTCCACACTCCATTATTAAAGTATTTCATTGTGCCCTTATATAACCATATTGAGTTGGTATCAGGAGCATTTGGACTTACTACTAAAGTTCTTATTGTCTTCATATCTTTTATTTATTAGTTGTACTACTTCTTTTTCTTAGAGCTTGTCTCTTTATACTTGCATCAGTTTCAGCTTTCTTTTTATCCAGCTTTAATTTGTCCCTATCAAGTTTAAGTTTCTCATCAAACTCTCTTATCTTCTCAGCAAGATTAGCTTTAGCTTCTGGACTATAATCATTAATCATAATTCCATCTTCTTCATCTGGTCCTCCTTCTGATTGTATCTGAGCTACTATTATCTTAGTCTGATTATCTCTTATATTAGCTTCTTCCTTCTGGAGAAGTTCTGCCTCTTTCTGTTGTTGCTGCATAGCAGCTATTTGCTGTTGAGCTTCAAGTTGTTCCTTTTGAGCCTGTGCTTGTCTTTCTCTAATCTGTTTTTCATCTTTCTCAATTAGTCTTTGCTTTTCAGCTAAACTTGAAGATGTATAGAGCTTAGTGATAGTAGAGAATGATAAAGTTTGAGTCTGTAATGCAGCCTGAGCCAAAGTATCTAACTTCTGTTGAAGCTCTTGAGTTCCATTACTATTATCTACAACTAAACCATAATCAGCCTCAGCAAACTCATCACCATCAATCTCCATTACTCTTGTAGATGTATCTGATAATATATACTGGAACTTCTTGTTTCTTCCCTTTAAAGCTACCTTTGCAGTCTCTAAGAAGCACTCTAAAGCTCTTTTCTTTACATCATCATGGATAGTAAATAACCACTCAGTAATATGACTTGATTGAAGAGTAGCCCTCTCAACTCCACCTACAGTTTCTCTTTGGGATATTTGACCTTCTCTTTGCTTAGATATACCTGCAACATCAGCCATTTCCATCTTAATAAACTCAAGAAGGTTAATCTGTTGCTGAATATAGTTACCTATATTAGTTTCAATCATTCCCTTTCCAGCATTATTAAGAGCACCTGCCAACTTACCTGTAGAGGCTCCTATAGTACCTTCCTTGAAACTATCTATAACTGCAATATGGTTTACCCTTGCATAGTACATCCACTTACCAACATCCCAACCTTTAGGAACTTTAGATAAGTCAAGCTCTAAGATAGAACCCCAGTTTGAAGCAATAGCCTTATTCAGTCTATCATGAATAGCATCATACAAATAGTTATATGGCTTCATCATATCTACTAAACTGAAAGGTCTGCTGTCATTCAGATTATAGATTGAACCTACAATACCAAAGTGACATCTTGAAGGATTATTCAACCTGTTATATTGAATCAATCTTGGTCTCATATTGACAAATATTTCATTGCCAATCATGGTTCCTTCCCATGCTTCATTAACCCAGAATGATTGTACTTCTTCTCCTGCTTCCTTATTTACTACATAATTCTCAGGGTAGAAGTTCCATTCTTCCTCACCAGTTTCAGGGTCATAAGATTTAACCTTAAGTATCTTCCTCTTTGATTTCCAGTATAATCTCAGCACTCTAAGATTACCTGCCAAGTCATAAGGAAGGAGTGAATTTGCAATACCTTCTGTAAATAGATTAGCTGGGTCAAAGAAATAGGTTCCATCTCTAACAGTTATTTCATCACCAATCATATTCTGATTAACAAATCCATATCTTTCATCAATATTATCCATCTGGTCAACAGCTCCCTGACCTATGTAATCAGGCATAGTTTCAATATACTTTATGTCCTTTGGAGATAATACATCATAATATGTATCTATTACTCTACCCGGAGACCAATAATCCTCAAGGATTATCATGTCAGCATCTTCCACCTTATTACTGTACCCAGACTTGAATATCCTAATCTTTAATGGGTTCACTCTCTCAATGACTGGTTCTCCACCTACAATATCACATTGATAGATTTCCTCACCACATGTCATTGCATCCATGAAACCATTATTGAATATAAGAGGAATATCATATTCCTTGATATAATGGTTAAGCAATTCATTTGCTCTTACCTCTCTTATATCCTGCCATTCATAGGTATAATAGTCATTTAGTTTCTCAAGTTTAATATTGTATTCATCCTCAGATATTGAGGTATCAGTTATCATTTCTTGAAGCCTTTGTAATAGCTCATTCTTCTTATTATCCTCTATTTCTGAGATAGCATTTGGGTTAGTTACTACAACCTTAAAGTCAAATACTCTCTTACTTTCCTCACCTCTAAGTACATTCAACTTACTATTCATGATAGGATAATGTTGTAACCTATCAGGGATGTAAGCTGCCTTTATACCATCTGGATTAAGTACCAGTTCTAAGTCTGACATGTGTAGCCTGCCATTAAGCAAGTCATAGTTTATCTTTTTATGGATTACTGACTTCCTAACCAAGCTATAATTGAAGAATGTCTTCTGATTAGCCCACAACAGACAATCCTTTCTCCATTGCTTAGTCTTCTTAGAGAAAGGAAGCATCTGTCTGGGAAAGTTTAAAAAATCTGCCATAGTCTTCCATCATTTAATTTTGTGACAAAAGTAAGTAAAAAAGTCCATTTAGTCAAGCACATAAGTGATTTGTTTATCTAATTGTATCTTCTGTACTAAATTTACTGGGTTTCTGGAAAGGGGCTTGTACTACCCTGTAATTCTCAGTAAAGAACTTATCATTCCCTAAATAATCCTTTGGTACTTCTTCTGAGTCTCTTGAAGGGTTTCCTTGATATAGGACCATCTTCTCCTCTCTATATAACATAACCATACCTAATGCCCTGATTCTATCCACATTTATCTCTGGGTTAAATGCAATTAACTCTTCAATTAATGCTCTGTTTCTTAAGAAGTTAAGGTTATAAACTGTTACTTCTACATCCTCTCCATCAACATTCTGTATAATAGTTACAGGCTTCATCAGCCAGTCTCTTATAAGATTATTAGCATAAGCATTAATAGCTGCTGAGGCATTAACACCCTTAGCATTAGAACCAAATGAACTATACTTAATCAACTGTTTGTCTCTTAAGAACTCTGGAGTATCAGCCAGTAAGTGAGTACAATTCATCTTACTAAAGTAAGCAAATATACCCTTCTTATTTGATTCATACAGACATTTTGCATTATAGAACAGACACAGTAACCTTACTATCTCAAAGTTATCATCTGCAAATGATTGCCTACCAGTGTACTCAGCTACAATCTTATCAGTCCATAAGTCAAGAACAAAGGTAGAAGAGAGAGAGGAAGATTCAGCTTGGTCATTATCTACAGGGTCATGACCAATAATATATCTTGTGTGGGGAACCTTTCCATTTCTATCTTTCTCTGGCATTTCATATATTTCAATAGCACCCGGAGTATCATTCTCTACACCAAACTTCCTGATAGGTACATCACTGGTTGGAGTAAACTCAACTCCATTACTATTCTGTACCAACTTACCAATATATACATCATCATAAGCATGTACATCTTGGTCTAATTGACTTAATCTTTCTGTAAGAGCAGTAATAGGGAAGTAGGCTGCCTTGACCTTAATAATAGCTTCTGCTGGTGTAATAGGGTCCTCAGCAATTACTCTCAATACTGATTTAGGGTCAGCACTGTATTTAGCCTTGTACCTTGCAATAAGAATCTCTATAAGAGCCTTAACTACATCTGATACACCATCCTTATTATAGCATCCTGCTCTATTAATATATGAAGGAAAGAAGAAACCAAACTTAGGTTTACCTTGCTTTGGTCTGTCAAATACATTATCTATAGACAATATATTATAACCATCTGGATTATAAAGTAAAGTCTTAGCTGAACTAAAGTCAGACTCACTCTCAGCAGCAGTACCTACAAGGTACATAGTAGCAAAAGTATAGTCACCATCCTCTACAGACTTTCTGGTAATATCATAAAGGGAAAGCAATCCTTTGAAAGAACCCATTTCCTCAAATAGAATCCAACCTCTCTTACCTCTCAGCTTCTCACTATCATCCTTTGCAGATACAGCAAGTACTTGATTCAGAGAACCTTTCTCTACACCATATTCATCCTTATAACCCATTTGCCAAGACATCTCATTAGGAGAGTTCTTTAACATAAGATGTGGGAAAGGAGTATTAGCAAAGCTAAAGTTAATTGAAGGCTTGAACTTAGATAGAGTACCATCCTTATCATCTTTCAGATATTCCTTCTGATAAGCTGTAAGTACTGTAATAACTCTCCTATTGGATTCCTCACTCTCTCCAAGTATAAGATTATGGCTCATAATTGCTGCTAAGCTATAAGACTTAGCACAACCTCTCTTTGCTAATTCAATAGCATGTTTACCACCTTCTCTTGCTTGCCATAGGTAATGGAATCTCCAGTATATACCCTCAAAGAAGAAAGGAAAAGCCTCAGTTCTGATAGCCTTCTTTCTTCCTTCTATCAGCTTATTAACCATCATAGGACAGTAATTCATAAACCAATAGTTAAAGCCTGTAACCCATTCTCCATCTGATTCTCTTACATAACCTTCATAGCATCTTCTCTTTTCTTCATCCCAGTGTCTTCTAAACTCAGAGTTAGGGTTACTGTTAGGTTTTAAGAATGTATAGCACCCATATTTCAAGAAATGCAGAGCTGGTTGCCTAAAATAATCAGCATCCTCAATGATGTGTGGATTAGTAATATCTACTATAATCCTACCCTTTTCATCTCTTGGTAAGTCCCTTGCATAAGGTCTGTTGGGGGATATAAGTCTCTTGACAAATTCTACTGTAGTAAGAGTCTCAAGTAACTGTTCCTGAACCTCCTGAGGAAGGGTATTCATTAGTTCCTCAGTAAGCTCAGTCTGATACTTGTTCATTTCTAAATATTGCATAACTCCTTAAAATCTTGCTTATTAATATACTCCAGAAGAGATTTGGTAATAGAAGTGGTTAGGAGGGAAAGAGCTTTAGTTTCTTCTGCATCAGTAACAATTCTATTAGAGTACTGAGTACCAAATGCAGGTATCTTTTCACTCTTACTTACAAACCAAACTTGCATTCTATAAGTCTTCTGTGATTTAACTACAGGGTTACTATCTATTATCTTATGCAATACAAAGTATCCCTTTCTTCTATTAGGAAAGCCTTCATAATATACATTAAGTCCTTCTACTATATCATTTATTTCCATAACTATAAGTCCTCATATATTGCTTTTTCTTGTGCTCCTCTTACCTTATCATTCTGTGATAATTCCTTAGCAATAGCTCTTTCAGCTTCATCTAAGTCCTTAACCATTGATGGTATAAGTTTAATAATAGCACCTAATTCCTTAGTCTCTTTTATATCAAGTTCAGTTAAGTCCATACTCCTTAACTTCATTCTATACTTATCTACAAGCATCCTTGTATCATCCAGTAATAACTCAGAAGTAGTCTTAAAACTTGCATATAGTGCCTGAGCTTCTTTCACAGTAGTATCAGGTTCCCAGTTATCCTTCATACCTTCACCCTGCTTAATAGCTTCTTTCCTCTCCTGTTCATCTATTATATACTTATAATCACTTCTGGAGTCCTCCATAAAGTAACAATATCCAAGCTCTGTAATAGCTCTCTCTTTTGAGAGAGATTTATCTCTATTCCATATCTGTCTGAATGCCTTTAAAGCATAGGCTTCATCAGATATAACCAGATTATATCCATCTCTTTTGAATAATCTCATACTGCTTAAAACTAAAAAAGCCCATAGAATTAACTACAGGCTTTTGTTTAAATATTTTAATAAACTCTCTATTCTGTTAGGATTATCTTTAAGTAATCCTAAAGCTAAATTACACTCTCTACATAGAACCCCTCTAATCTGATTATCAGAATGCCTATGGTCAATACATAAGTTTTCAGAAGAGCCACAAACTTCACAAACTTTTAATAATTTTATAGCCTCATTAGCTTCTATATTATATTTATAGACTCTCTTACCTTTGTTTACTCTACTTGTAATTTTCATACAGTCTTTGCAATAACTGTAGTAATACTTTATAGGTTCTCCTTTCTTATTAAGTCTATTATATCTTATATTTGTATAAAAATTATCAACAGGAAGTAATCTATTACACCTTTTACAAGTTTTAAAGGTTTGCTCCTCAAATTTACTCATCTATACTATAAGTTGTGGTCCTGTAACAATAGTTGGATTTTCTTCAAATTCCTCAATCTCTGCTACAAATTTTACATCTCCATCTTGAATCATCATGTGCTCAACTCCATCAATCTCCATGATGTCAAACTTATATCCTACTACAGGATTATCTTTAATAACACCATCTTGCAATGAGCCGGGTTTATGTTGCATTACTGCATATCTTTTTGGATTGATATATACTATATCTCCTACTTCAATACCTCTTACCATTGGTCCAACAGCTACTACTGTCTGATATTCTTTCACTGAACCAGCTCTGGTACTATCTATAATACCACCAGTAGTCTTTAGGTCAGTAGGATATTTATTTAAAGTGACTACCATGTTATTAAACATGGGTTTAACTTTCTTGATTGTTGTAATCATCTCTTAATCTTCTTATATGTTCAAATCTTTTCTTAACTCCTATCATCCTATCATAAGTACAACTAAGTTTACCTATTGATGGAATATTGAAATTGGTTCTCAACTTATCAAACTCCTCTTTGCTTAGGTCTTCCTTTAGAGGCAAGGCTTTGATGTTATTCCTAATAAAAGTCCAATAGGACTCATAGGCTTCCTTCACCACTTGTGGTGGTAATCCAAGTTCTATGGATACCTGTTTTATTGCTTCTGAGTATATCATGAGAAATCAAATAATAACATCATCTTGAATGAACCATTCTCTTCATCTACTGATGGAATGTATCTTGGGTTTATCTTCCCATCAATGATGACCTTATTCTTTCTTAACTTACCCATGATGACCTGAAAGTGAGGAAGAGATATATCACACTCTTCCCTTACTTTCTTTTTAGTATCTTCACTCATAGTAACCTTATCAAGTATCTCATTATCTTTAATGACCTTGCTGAGTTCATATCTTTGCTTCACAAATGAAGTAATGACATCCATTTCTCTCTCAGTCAAGTTATGAAAAGGTGTAAGAAACTCGAACCAATATCTAAAGAACTTACCATCTACCTTGCAAGGAATCCTAACTATTGAATCCACTTGCTTAGCCATAGTTTATTCTCCTTCCTTTACTTCTTCCTCAGGTTCCTGTTCAGGTTGAGTCATTAGTATTTCAAATTCTGCACCACACTTATGCTTGAACTCTTCTGAGATATAAGGTGTAGTAGAGGTAATTACTGTCCATAGCCACTTCAATCTTTCATAGAAGTTACCAAGATTAGCTTCTTGTAAAGCCTGACTTAACTTCTGATTCTGCATATATAACTGTCTGCTTTGTTCAGACAACTGATGTGCAGTATTTTCCAGTTCTTCATAACTTAGTTTTCTCACTTCTGGAGTATCTTTGCCACCCTTTACAACTTTCATTTTATTCTTCTCTTCCATTTTATTTTTCTGTTAGATAATTTCCACCATACTTTTGCCCATACATTTTCTCCCATTCATGTATGTGTGCTTCACCAGTCTCAGTTCCACCACATTTGTCACAGTAATCTATGCCATCTGAGTTTCTTATTGCTAATGATAGACAATGTTTACAATATACAACTGGTATATTATTATATTCTTCCTTGGGAGTTTCAAGCTCAACTGGCTTGACTTCTGTACTTAAGTTCTCCATAAATCTTCTCTTTAGTAATCTGTAACTCCCTACCACAGGTCCTCTTTCTATTATTGAAAGGTCTCTTTGGGACTTCTTCTCCCCAAGATACTACATGACCCCTTCTGATAGCTCTCCCAATACTCTTGTATTTACCAACAGCACTATAAATAGCAAGATGTAACATCATCTTAGGTTCATTGTACTGAGGTTCTTTTGTCTTCTTCTCTTCCATAATGCCAGCCATTTTTACTTATAAAATACCAAGTAAATCTGTTCTCCTAAAGAAAACATGTTTACTATATCTTCTCTTTTAATTTCAAGCTCTTGAGCTTGCTTGATTACTTCTCTAACTGTAGAGCCTATAATACAAGTGATTAATGTCTTCTCCTTTTCCATATTATTCACTTTAATTAGTTGCGGGAGGTAGAGTCGAACTACCATAAACAATTACTGTCTCAAGGTTATGAGCCTTGCATGTTACCATTACACTATCCCACGATGTATAGAGCAGATAGAGAGAATCGAACTCTCACCAAAAGATTGGAAGTCTATTGTACTAACCTTTATACTATACCTGCATTTGTTAGAGATTTGCTATTGGTACTCTAACTTCTCCAGTCTCAGCTTAGCTGGAACCTCCTATCATCTACACCATAAGGTATTCATAGTAGCATAGGATGTTACTCTCTCACTGTATGAATGACAGCTTTTAGTAACTTGTTGAGCTTCTTATAGGAATCGAACCTATATAACTTCATTACAAGTGAAGCATAATAACCTTTATATTAAAGAAGCATAGTAACCCCAGAGGGAGTCGAACCCTCACTGGATAGGGCTTAAACCTACTGTCTCTTGACCATTGGACTATGGGGCTATCTTAATCCATTGCACCTTTTCTACATAATTCAAACAAGTACTTATACTTATGAAGGTTAGTAATGAAGGCTTCACACTCACTTCTAACTCCAGCAAAGTTAGAAGACTGAGGTAATTTAGTGTAGAAGGTATCAGCTCTACTTATCAGATTATCAATTGCTTCATGAGGACAAGTAAAATCAAAGTTAGTTCCTTTAAGGAAGTTTGGTTCAAACTGTCCCTGAATACCTTGAACTTCTTCTGCAAGAATGTCTTGATAATCAGATATTTTATCAATAAGCTCATCAACCCTTACATGGATTGAATTACTATATGCTGACCAATGAAGATTCTTAAACTTAGTCTTGAATCCTTCAAGTACACATAGAAAGTCTTTAAATTGATTTCCTTCATGTGAAGGAGACTCATATTCAAAACCTTCTAATAGATTATCTCCAAATGTATCTATCATGTTGTTTTAATTTGATGTTACAAAGATATGTATTATAATTTATATATGCAAGTAAATCTGCATATTTTTTTTTTGTACCCTCAGTAGGAGTCGAACCTACAGCCTTCTGAGCCTAAATCAGACGTGTCTTAACCATTTCACCATGAGGGCATTTAGCTTCTATTTTGAAGCTAATTTACTTTGTAATGTATAACCTAAAAGGAACCAAATCTTATCTTCAATTCTCTTTAAACATACTTCTTTACCAATATTCTCATCATAATTAGATGGGTCTACACATGTAGTAGACTCTCTTAATGTGAATCCATTCTCCATTCTAACTGTTACATAAGTAGTAGGCTTTCCAAACTCTTCTACTGTTCTAACAAGAACATCTTGCATATTCCTGTTTACTTCTTCTTGTGTTACTGTATTCATATAAATAAAATTAGTTGTGGAGACCAAAAGACTCGAACTTTCTTTGGAGGATTTTCAGTCCCCTGCATACACCATGTCTGCCAAATCTCCATTAAAGTGGGCACAGAGAGACTCGAACTCCCCTACTCCAAAGTCCATTACATCAATTTGATAAAGGAGGGCAGATTTACAGTCTGCTGATGTTATGTACCCATTATATTTGTTCCCCCATGAGGAATTGAACCTCACCTCATAGATTAAAAGTCTATTGCCTACACCTGCCTGCTATAGGGGAATATGTACCTCCACTAAGAATCGAACTTAGAATCTTCTCCTTAAGAGGGAGCAGCTTTAACCATTCAGCTATAGAGGTATTTAATTGTACTGAGGGTAGGATTTGAACCCACTATCTTATGGATATAAGCCATCTGCATTTACCACTTGTGCTACCTCAGCATATTGGGGTGTTAGATGGGATTTGAACCCCTAATGACTGCCTTGAAAGGGCAGTGACTTAACCAATTTGTCCAACCCACCATTTTGACTATCCTATCTTCACAGACCAGATAGTCCACTCTTTAAAAATCATGAAACAAAAAAAATCCACCTTCAAAAGTACCCCATTAAGGACTCGAACCTTATCTAAAACTTTAGAAGAGTCTTGTGCTTCCATTACACCAACAGGGCATTTATTGTTGTTCCAGCAGGAATTGAACCTACATTACTTGAGCCAAAATCAGGTGTAATAACCATTATACTATGGAACAATGTTCTTATCTTCTAATCATGATGCAAAGATAAGTCAAATATTTGATATATGCAAATTTTTCACTAATTATTTTCAAGATAATATGAAAATACTCCAGAAGTGAATTAAGATAATAAGGTGGAAGAGGTTAATCAATAAAGAGTTAGCCTATTTTCTCAACCAATATATCAGCCCACTTCTCTGTATAGAAACTATAATAATTCCATTTCTTACCTAACTTATAGGCTATATAATGCACCAAGTTATGTAAGATAGAGGGGATAGCTATCACTGGAATATACAACCATCCTAACAACTGAGACTGGTATGAATGCCCTAATTCATGCTTCAAAGACTTATCAGTAGAATTAGGAAGTGCAAATATATAATCCCCTAAAGAGAAGTTTGAGAGAATGTACTCTGTTATAATTAAATTCTTCCCATTGTACTTTCCACTATAGTGACACAAATATCCTAAGCATCCGTAGATAAGAAATGCTATATAATTCTGTGGGAATTGCCACAACCATAGTAAGAAGTTACTTAACCATTTCATACCTTATATCTCTTTACATCTAACATTCTTGAACTAACTCCTTGTGCATAATACCTATCATCATTATGATTCATAGACACACATACAGCACCATCACACTGAACTATGTTTATAGTTTCAATCTTAACCTTCTTAATTGTCTTCATATTGTTTCATTTAAAATTGGGTACAGTTATCCCTCCCTCCTATTTTATTCTTAACTAACTAAAGTAAATAAGGAGTAAAACTTTAGTTTCATATAATAAGAGACCCTACAGACATTTCTCACTGCATTAGACTGGATTAACCAGATTCTTACTCCTATAGACCAGCAGATACACCCGTTTATATACTATTAGTTCTTCTCTTACTTATCTCAAGGGTTCATTACCTGTGCCCTGCTAATGGTATCCTTTACTTTCCCATGTTGGCTGAACCAATGTACCTACTAATAGGCAGTCTCATTATTATGGTGCAAACATACAAAAAATAAATGACATATCCAAATCTGGGGCTATTATTTATGAAAGTTTAACTATTGACTATATAATATGCTGTTCTTTTAAGGCTTTTAAACATCTTGCAGTCCATTCTACTAATGGTTCATCATTATCACAACTCATATATTGTCCAGTTTGGAATATAGAATGTACTATCTCATGTAGGACAGTAAGTTCAATTTCATCCTTTGAAAGTTTACTACCATCAGGCTTCTTTGTGCTAATGGTTATTACCCTTGAAGGACTCTCTGTTTCTCCAAATAACCACCTATCATTTTCACCAACTACTTCATCTGCAAACTGTATTCTCCAAGTACTCCCAAATAAATTATAGCTCTTCTCTTTCATACTTTTAATTTTTGGTCAAAGATAAGTATATAATAGATACTATCCAAATAATTTAATTTTTTTTTTTTTAATTTTTTTTGATTCATAGTCATGAGTGGGATATACACCAACCCCACCTCCCCCATCACTTAGCCAGTGGGGTCATACCCCCTATGGTTAAACAAATTATTCATTAACAATTTAACATTAAGTATTATGGACAATCAGTTAAAATTCCGTGAGACATTGACAGTTGAACAGTTTAAAGCAGCTCAACATGTAGACAAAATCCAAGTGAAACAGAATCCTAAGACCAACAAGCTGTTCTTCACATTTGGTGCAAAGACAGGAGCAGTTGCAGTGAAGGGTATTCCTGCACATCCAATGGTATCAAATGTTGAAGCACCTGATGGTAGCTCATTCTGGCTGTTGCATGAAGAAGGCACAGGTGGTGCTCCAGTGTTGGCAACATTCTAATGGAGGAGGGCTTTGCCCTCTTTCTGTTCTATTCTTCTGAGCATTAATAGTATCTTTTAAGCATTAATAGTGCTTGCTTTGGATAAATACAGAGAGTTATAATTACACAATTAAGTTATATGCTAACCTATTTTAATAGGATAAATACAGAAGGGACTTAATGAAGTGAATTGTAAAATGCTAACCAAAGTTATATATTCTCCCATCTATTATACTAATTCTCTTCTGGAGTATGGATAGTAGTGGGAGAGTTTCTATGTTTGAAGATAGTAAGTTGTAGGCTTTAAGTAGTCAATCTTATTGCATTAGAGCTTGTATTAGAGTGCATGAAGAATAGTGTCTCAAATGTCCTTTCTTTACTCTTTCTTTCTATGTTTGTTGATAGTGTGAAAGTGTGGAAGACTGAGTGTTAGTCTATAAAATCCCAATACACATCATGCCACATTCAAAGACATGTCAAAAAGAAAAAGAGGAGTAATAGAATAACTGGATTTACTGGTTACATTGTTAGACTAAACAGTGCTTTTAGTTTAATTGGACCACAAAAAGGCATATAATAAGCACACAGTAAGCATACCAATGGGCTAATTCAGGCAATCAAATGTGAATAATAGTAGCATTTGACAGAACACATGCCATTAAAATGTGTTAAGAAATGACTAATATATAATAGAATAAATGATAAGGATAAGATATTTGATGTTATTATATTGTAAGTGTTGACCACTTAGGGGACTAAACAAACATCCACCTGAAAGATGAAATATCGTAAGAGAAAGTAATGCTGAATAGTGAGCCCACTGAGTAAAAGAGTAATTTATTACATACTATACAACAGGTGGTATATCTTAGTAGCCAGTCTGAGGGACTTACAACTATTAACCGAGTAAAGGAAAACATTAAGAAGATAGTCAGCCTATTTAAGGAAGAGTACATGGGTGGATATGATAACATCAATAATCAAAGGCACATTAGCTCAGTGGTTAGAGTATCACATAATGATTTTAAAGGTAGTTATTGTGAAGGTCACTGGTTCAAATCCAGTATGTGCTTCAATTATTAACAAATTAACTTATAAACACATGAAAAAGATATTAATAGTAATTCTATGTACACTAATCACAGTGTGCATAATATCCTGTGATAAGGAGTATCCACTTGGTCAAGAGAAAGATTTAATAATAGTAATAGATACAGATACACTAAATACTCATGGCTAAAAATTATCACAAGGAGAATTGTAGCTCTGAATTAAGAGCTACAATTACAGACAAATTGGGTAGAACAGTTTCACTGTTTGGGACACATGCTTTTGAATGGTCAATAGTAATTGCATCAGACAATAGCATCACTATGCAGACCTTCAAGAAAGGTAGTATTGCAAGAAAAGAGTTCAATAAATACAAAAGAAAAAGATAATGGAAGACCTAATAAATACTGAGAATGTAGTGACTGTAATATTAGTCATTGCATTCTTTGCATGGTTATTCATGAGAGACCAGAAAGGAGCAGGAGAATGAAGGCATTCAAACTAATTATCAAGGGTGTGTTATTATATATAACCACTCTTGTCACCTTATTATATATGTGTGGTATTGATAGTATTTATGACAATGGATATTTCTTTCATGGTCTTATACTTGTAGCCATACTAATTGGAGTGTGTTATAAAACTATTAACAAAGAGGAGCTTGAGATACTTACATTCAACAAGTATCTCAATCACCTTGATGATAAATTCAATTAAATTATAATCAAATGGTACGGACAATTTATGTGGTTTATACAAACCAAAAGTTAAGTAATTCACAGCTTCGAGGTATGAAACAATATATGTTTCTGTGTCCTTATGACATAATTCAAGCTGGTGATATGATTGAAGATAACAGATATTCTACTCCTATGCAAGTAGTGAGTTGGAATAGAAATACAGCTCAGGTGCAGAATGGCATCACTCTCAAGGTCATTGAACCCTCAAGGTTGAATGGTGCTGCAATAGTAAGAGTAAATTATTCAGAAGCAGAACAAAAAGTATTGAATAACATGGAAGCAAGAAATATCTCAGTAACTCTTGAACAAGCAAGAGAATGGTACAACAGTGGTAATACAACTCTACGCACATTAGCACTGAATGCTTATGCAGAAAGTGAATTGGTTGGATATGACTATATGAAGTCATGTGTAAACAAGGACACAGTTAGTCTGACTATACCTCATGGTGATGGTGGTAAAGTATTAACCAATGGTAAACTGGCTATCATAGCTAAGTATCTCAATGGTTCATGGGAGATGGGTGCAGGCAGGACTGGCTATTTCATTGGTAAATCATCTATGGGTGGTTCAGCAGTAATTGCTCAGGTTGACCTCACACATGGTATTGCAATCTATGAACACAAGACTGTACAATATGCAGGTATTGTGTACTTCAAGAATGCTGAGGATGCCAAGAAAGCAGCTAAAATGCTTGGTGCTGATATAAGGTATCTATTTTAGGTATGTGTTTTATATAAGGTTAATTAAGGAGTAGCTCATGTTGTGAAACACAGCTACTCAAACTGCCCTCATAGTTCAGTGGATAGAACAAGAGTTTCCTAAACTTTAGACAGAAGTTCGAGTCTTCTTGGGGGTACAATTGTAAATGGTTTTGAAAGGGTCTGCGATACAATAAGTACAGAACCCAATTGCTAATAGGTAAGCTATAAAGGGTGTTATGGGCTGTGAGACATTTCTACCTTGTAAATCACAAGAAATGGCAAGAAGTAAATTCTTAATAAACAATTATATGAAAGACTTTAAGTATTATGGCTTATTTCTCACAGAAGAGAGTAAAGCTGAATTAAAAACTTGGTTGATTAATTCTAATTATCAACCTGAAATCTTGAAATCTGAGAAGGAGTACTTAGACCATTGTACATTATTACATGTGTCTCAGAGTGATTACATAAAAGAAGCTACTTTTGAGGATAGATTGGGGGAGAGATACTCTATAATTATAGATGGTATTGGGGCATCAGATAAGTCTTTAGCTTTTAGAGTAGCTGGAGGTTCTATGTGTACAGTATGTGCTAACAAGATTCCACACATAACTATATGTACATTCAATGGTGGTAAGCCAGTAGATAGTAATAATATTACCGAGTGGAAGGATATTGAACCAATTATTATTGAAACTAAACTTGAGAAGAGATAATAAATGTTGAACTAAAAAAAAAAACATGACTCAGTTTGTATTTGAATTTATCCTTGTGGGATTAGTAGGAGGATTATTAGGAATCTTCTACAGAAATTGTTTAAAGGTGGAAGATATGATATTCCACTGGTGGTATGTAATACTCAAGAAATGGGTAAAGAAATCAGAAATGTATTGTGATATAGATGGGTGTCATACACCTAATATATGGCATAGATTCTTAGGTTTCATTGCTTATCCTCTTGGTTTCTGTATCTATTGTAGTACTACATGGATTACATTCTTCTTATGTGCATTATGGTTATTTAATTGGAAATCATTACCTGATTGGAACCTGATAGTAATAGGAGTACTGGCTGCAACAGGTGTACAACATCTTATAGTATGCTGTGCTTGCAGATTCCTAATTTATAAACACCCAGACTTAGATGTCTGATAAAAAAAAAAGAATGAAACTGATTAAATCAACAATCAAAAGAGACAAGCCTATTGGTGAATTACCACATGGCAAGGTGACAATTACAATGGAAGGTACAGATGCAGAGAGCATTTGGGTAGCCAAAGATGCGGAGAACAAAGTGATGTATCTCTTGAATCATGCTCTCATGTTCTATCCTGTGCCATCATGGGGAATGGAATTACCTCTTACATTAGGTTCAATAGACCTGCATAAGTACAGAGGAGATACATTTGAGGAAACTCAATTCACAGTATGTGAGGAAGCATACAATGGTTTGAGTGATTTCTTGGATGAAGAAGGAAACTTCAATGTTGAGGGTTACATAAACTTCTGTAATTCAGAAGCAGATAAAACCCAGAACACAGAGGGATAAATAAAAAGAATGTTAAAGGTGGAAATATATTTGCATATATGAAACCTTTGACATATCTTTGCAGTGTCAATTAAGTAAAGAAATAATTCTATGGGAAAGTTAAATCCATTAGTGAAACCAACTTCAAAGTTGGATACAGAAAGACTGGCTGGAGGTTCAGGTGCATTGGCAGCTAAACAGAGTGATGTAGCATTATTGAGAAGAGCAGTATTAGCTAATCTTCTTTGGGAAGATGTTGCATATATGGATGGTCTTAAAGTGGCAGAAGAAATCAAGAGATTAATACCTTTGTGCCCTGCCATTGATGTGTATAATATTGCTCTTGAAGCAAGATTAATGCAGAAGTTGAGACACACACCACTGTTTATAGCAGTAGAAATGTGCAAATATCCTGAACATAAGCTATTTGTAGCTGACTTATTGCCTAAGATTATTACAAGGGCTGATATGCTGACAGATTTCTTGGCATTATATTGGAAGGATGGTAAAAAGCCTATCTGTAACCAAGCTAAGAAAGGGTTAAGGGCTGCCTTTCATAACTTCAATGAATATAAGCTGGCTAAATATGACAGGAATGCAGCCATTAAGCTGAGAGATGTTATGTTCTTATGCAGACCTAAGCCAAACAATGATTATGAAACCAAGTTATTCAAGAAAGTAGCTGACAGAACTCTCACACCACCTGAAACATGGGAAGTGTTATTGTCTGCTGGTGAAGATAGGAAAGAGACTTGGACTAAATTAATCTTTGAGAATAAGATTGGTGGTCTGGCTATGTTGAGAAACATAAATAACATGAAGAAAGCAGATGTTGATAGAAGAGTTATTGTTGAGGGATTGACAAGACTTAAATCATCAATGTTATTGCCTCTTGACTTCTTGAAAGCTGAAAGAATGAACCCTGAGTTCAGCAGGGATATTGAGGATGCTATGTTAGAATCATACAAGAATCTACCTAAACTTCCGGGTAAAACCTTGTTTATAGTAGATGTCAGTGGTTCTATGGGTAGTCTTACTTCTGGTCAATCACAGTTCAACAGAATGGACCAAGCATGTGCAATGGCTATGTTAGCTATTAATCAGTGTGAGGACTATGAACTGGTGGCTACAGCAGGTAGTGATGCTTTAAGAAAGCAAGCATCTGAACATATTAAATATCCTCAAAAGGGATTTGGTGTATTCAAGCAAATCATGGACACAAGAAATAATATTGGTGGTGGAGGTATATTCACTAAACAATGTTTAGACTGGTGTAAAGCTAAGTTTAAAGATGTCCACTTTGATAGAATCATCATTTTCTCAGATTCACAGGATATAGACCACATGTATAATAAGTCTATTCTTCCTGAGCCTTTTGGTACTTACAATTACATTTGTGATATATCAGCCAATACAAAGGGAGTGAATTATAGAGGTAGATACACAGCAGAAATATCAGGTTGGTCAGAGCATTTCCTAACTTATATTGCAGCTTTAGAAGGCTTGCAGAATAAGTTTGAGGAACAGTAAAATATAATGTTGTATAGTGTATAATAGACTTACTTCAAACTAATATAGGAATCAGTTTACCAAAAATAGTCTGTTAGTTGTTCTTACAACATTAACTTATAATGCCATTAGTGTGTTACAGATTTACATCAATAATCTTTTAAATTATCTACGATAATCTGTTAAATGTTCTATGGCATATTTCGGAGGGATAGCTCAGTTGGTAGAGCAGTATAGAAATTACACTTTGTTCAATGTTCCACAGTAATGTGTTGGTGTAGAATAGAGTTACTTCAAAAGCATGTTGAAAGCTACGGGTCCTTAGTTCGAGTCTAAGTCCCTCCACAATTAAAAACAAAATGGGGATGTGGTGAAATAAAGCAAGTTTTATCCTCTTATGAGTGTTCTCCCGAAGGGGTAGTGTATTATAAGAGTTACTTCAAGGTTTACACAATTGTCAGTAAAACAATCAAATGTTAGTTCGAGTCTAACCATCCCCACACAAAGATTAGTGATATACAACACTTACTTCAATATTATACATAAAATTAAAAGTAAATTAAAGTAAGAAAGGAGTAGATTTTTAAATCAACTTATGTCCTTAGGGGCAACAATTTCAAAGGTGTTGTAGAATATTCTATCTTTTAAAGGCTATCAGTTTAAGTACTGGTAGCCTTTTCTATTTATGCACATTCTTATGTGAAGTCAATATAGTTTATTAACAAAAAAAAAAACAATGGGACAAAAAAAAAGCAGTGGAGCTGAGAGCTTCGCAGAAAGCATGAGAGAAAAATTAGGTCTTAACAAACCATTACCTCAAGAAGTATTAGATGAATTGAGAGAGGGAGTAAAAGACCTTGGTACAAAAACAGGTGATACAGATTCAGAAGATGCTCTGAATAATTGCCTGATTGAACTGGACAGATTAAAAGACCCTCAAAGTAAGGCTATTGTAATTGCATACCTACTTGGTACTCTGCCTATGGGCTTGCAGAAATTCATTGCAGAACAACAGCAAAAGATTGTAGTTGGTATTGCAGCTAAGAATATGGCAGGTGAAGGTCCAGAAGCCATGTTGGGTATGCTTCTTATGGGAGCTATGCTGAGGGGTGAAGATTCAGATGAATAATGAAATCAAAGTGAGTCTCAGTGTCACATTACAAGGTAGTGTGATGCTGAGCCAAGAGCAGGCTAAAGCTCTTGAGAAAGAAAAAGAAGGCACAGGTTATGACACTTTCTCTATGAGAGTAGAGGGTAAGAAGAGTGATGGTAAGAAAGATGTTCAAACTATCACTGTGAAGACCAGAAAGTGTAAGCCTGCTGGTCAATCACTCAATCTAAGTATGGATGCCTATAATTATATGGTGTCCAGTGAAGCTCCTTATTTTATTAAACCCAGAGATTGGGAGAGACTTACTAAGAAACAGAGGCTTGAAGCACATCTTAAAAGGATTGTGGAAGAGCTTGGTGGAGTGAGTTTCACCTATGCTGTACTTGATAATTAAATCATTTATAGTGTAGGTAGTATGTTATTTGCATCAATTATAGTAGGATTATTGGGTATTATCTTACTAATAAAGACTTTTGTTAGATACCACCCTTATTTTGATTTAGTCACAAGCTATAACAAGTATATACTATTGCTATGGTATGATAAGGAGGGTGGAAGAACTTACATAAAACTATTGGAAATATGAGCAAAGGGAGAGTTTTAACTAAGAAGAAGTGGGGGCATTGTGCCAGATATTGGAGGAAGTATAAATACAGAATTAAATTCCCAATAGGGAAACTTAATTCATTTAAAGGAACTCATGCACCTATAGGCTACCCTCTCAAGTACTTATCATGGAGGATGGAGTAGGAATAATAAAAAAAAAATTGAAATCATGATTTATGCAAGAGTATTACTTGCTGCATTTGTTGTTCTTGCTGTTATATACTATGTAATGGTGATAGGACAATTGTTTGGCAAGTGGAAAATAACAAACAGAGAAATCAAATTCTCACTTCTGTGTATTCCATTCTACTATTGGATGGTGTCTCAGGAAGAGAAGAAACAAGTAAAAAGAAAAACTAACATTAAAAAGAAAAAAGATGGCAAATCAAAAACCAATTAACAAAGGGAAAATCCTTGGTATTATTATTGCTGTTGTTGCAGTTCTCATGATTGCAATGGCAGGGGCTTTATGGGAAGATACAGACAAGTCAAAGAACTATGTATGTCAGATGCCTGTAACAGGTAATTATGTAGTCTGGACTGATGGTGGATTGCAATGGCAGGGGCTTGGTACTGTAAGAAGTTATTCAAAGACTTCACAGATAGAATTTACAGGTCTTGAGAAGAATAAAGATGGTTATGTAGCAGCAGGAAGTAACCCAGCAGCAGCCCTTACATTTAATGACAAAGGTAGAGGTTTTATTGTTGGTTCATTTAGGGTGGTAATGCCTAATGATGCCAAGAATATGGAGAAGATACAAACAGACTTTGGTTCTGAGGAAGCATTGATAGCTAACTTGGTTAAACCTACATTATATAAAGTTGTAACTTCTTGTGGTCCTCTTATGTCTTCATTGGAATCAGTATCAGAGACAAGGACTGACCTTATTGCCTATATTACAGACTAGTTGAATAATGGTGTATATAAGACCAGAGTATTAAAGACTAAGGTTATTAATGACATCACTGGTGAAGAGGAAGTAAGAGCACAGTCTGAGATTATAGCTGATGGTAATTCTCCGGGTGGTTATAAAAGACAGGAGAACTCACCTTTCTCACAATATGGTGTAACTTGTGGTTTGGTTAGTATCATAGATATTAAATATGATGCTGCAACTCAGTCACAAATTGATGCACAAAAGCAAGCTAACTTAGCAATTATCACTTCTAAGACTAAATCACTTGAAGCAGTTCAAAGGACTATTCAGATTACAGAAGATGGTAAAGCAACTGCTGAGAAAGCTAAATGGGAACAGGAGAAAGAGAAAGCTGTGGCTGTAACCAAAGCACAACAGGAGTTTGAGGTAGCAGAACTTGAAGCTAAGAAAGCTAAACAAGTTGCTCTTAAAGTTCAGGCAGAAGGTGAAGCTAAGGCAGCAGCCAATAGAGCATTGGTTGCAGCAGGTTTAACTCCCGCAGAAAAAGCTGAATGGGACTATAAGACTGCTGTAGGTGTTGCAGAAGCACTTGCTAATTCTAAGGTACAATGGGTTCCATCTGTAATGTTTGGAGGAAATGGTTCTGGAAATAATGCTATGGATGCTGTGGGTCTTAAGATGTTGATGGACATAACTAAGTCCTTTGATAAGAAGTAGTCATGATTTGGGTAATTATAGGAATAATCCTCACTATTATTTGGGTTATACTATATAGACTATCAAGAAGAGCACAGGGAACCTGTAAAGGTGGATGTGTTGAGATTGGAACAACCAGAGTTCTTACTATCAGAGGCTCCTGATGATTATCTTATGGAGGCTTTAGAGTATTATAATGTTAAACATAAGAACATTGTATATGCTCAGGCTATTCTTGAGACAGGTCATTTCAGGTCTAAGGTCTGCAAAGAGTACAATAACTTATTTGGACTCTACAATAGTTACAAAGGTGATTATTACAAGTTTGACCACTGGAGTGAGAGTGTGGTTGCCTATCTCAATTACATACAATATAGATACAAACCCCCGGATGATTACTATCAATTTTTGATTAAAATAGGTTATGCGGAAGACCCGCAATATGTAGAAAAACTAAAGAATATAGTAAAGAGATATGGATAGAGAACAGGCTCAGGAAGAGATAATGAATATAAGGAGTAATTCTATACTCTGTGAGTTACCTACTTCCTTTGGTAAATCTAAGATAGGCATTGATTTGGCTTTAAGGGATAACCCCAGTAGCATACTTATAGTAATACCAAGATTAGTCTTGATAAATAACTGGAAAGAGGAGTTTATTAAGTGGGGACTTGAATCTTGGCTTGAAAGAGTGTATTTCAGTACTTATGTAGGATTGAATAAACATGTAGAAGAAGAGTGGGATTGTGTTATATTTGATGAAGTGCAACACATGTCAGAAAGATGTAGAGAATTTGTATCTACAATGAAAATACATCATTCTATTATGCTTTCAGCTACAGTAACCAGAGATATGAAGTGGGAACTAAGTCAGTTGTTTCCTGATTTTCAATGTTATATAGTGAAGATGAAGGAGGCTATAGACAATGAAATCCTTCCTGACCCAAGAGTGTTCCTTATCCCTCTTGAACTTGATAATACACATGCTGTACATACTATGATTGAACATCCCAAAGCTAAGATTATCAAAGAATGTCTATATAAAGATAGATGGTCTTACTTAAGGGATAAATCTATTCAGGTGCATATTAAGTGTACTGAATATCAGTATGTGATGGAGTTAGGAAGCAAGATAGAGTTCTGGAAGAGGCAATATATGAGAACAAGAAATGAAGGAGTAAAGACAAAATGGTTATTCCTTGCAGGTCAAAGGCTCAAATTCCTTTCACAATTAAAGAACCCTATTATCCTATCTCTTCTTGAGAAGCTGAAATCAGAGAGGGTACTTACATTCTGTAGCTCTATTGAGCAGACAGAAATATTAGGGGAAAACTGTATTAACAGTAAGAACAAGGAATCCTCTATGGTACTTGATATGTTTAATCACAAGAAGTTGGACCACATTACAGCATGTAATATGTTGAATGAAGGCATGAACCTTGTAGATTGCAGAGTTGGTTTATATGCTAATCTAAACAGCAGTGATATTATCATTAAACAAAGATTGGGTAGAATACTCAGGCACAAAGACCCCATTATTATCATCCCTTACTTTAGTGGTACAAGGGAAGAGGAGTTGGTTGAAAAGATGCTTGAGGACTATAATCCAGAGTTGGTTGTAAAAACAAATTTAAGTAAAATAAAAGTATGAGAAACAGAGTTAAAATTACTAAAGCAAGCTACATTGTAAATCCTGAGAAGAAGGTAGTAGTTTGTGTTCTGGAGTGTGATATGCAATTGTGTAAGCACCCTGCATGGGAGGATATTTATCCTAATATGTGGGATAATCTTCCACTTGTAGCAAGCAATGGTACATTCAAAGTAAGAGCTATTGCAAGGTGCAATGAAGAAGATACCTTTGATGAAGAAGCAGGTAAGAGGATTGCAGAATCCAGAGCAAAAGGTAAAGCATTTGCTACTGCTGCAAAGGTTTACAAAGAAATTGAGAAATATTTCTTGAACTGTGCTGCACTGGTGAATGAGTCTGTAGAGGCTTGTGAACAAACTGTGAAGGTTGAGGAAGCTCATGTTGAATTGCTGATTGGGTAGTACTATGACAATCTCATTGAATGACAAGGTTATTAAGAAGAGTGGGGTTTCTCTTGGAGAGGTCTTACTTATGATAGCTATTCAAAACAATGTAGATTTCAATGCTGCTGAAAGTGAGTTGAAGAAAAAAGGACTTGTTAGTACAAGTTATGATAGGGAAACACATCTTCCTGTGGGATTATTTGTAACTTCTACAGGGAATAATGTAGTCAATAATATCATTCTTGACTCTGATAAATCTGTGGGGACTGATGACTTCAATCAAAGAATTGAAGCATTAGTACCTCAACTTCAATCCATTTATCCAGAAGGAAAGAACTTTAACAATCAGTATTGGAGAGGGAATAAAACTGACATTAAGAGGAAGTTACAGACTTTCTTTAAGAAGTATGGGAATGATTACACTGATGAACAAATCATTAATGCAACTCAAGCCTATGTTTCTGGCTTCAATGGAGAGTATAAGTTCATGAGATTGCTTCAATATTTCATTTGGAAAGAAGAGGTAAAGGATGGTACTAAAGTACCTATCTCAGAGCTGGCTAATTACATTGAGAATGCAGACCAAACCAATGAAATGAGTGTTGATTGGACATCTACATTAAACTAATAGTTATGAATTTTAAAGTTATTACAGGATACCCAGATTATCTTATTTCTGAGTCAGGAGAGATTTTCTCTTTAAAAAGCAATAGAAACCTCAAACCATACAAGACTACTAAAGGTTATTTACAGGTTAGACTGGATAGTGGAAAAGCATTTCATGTGCATAGATTAGTTGCAGAAGCCTTCATACCCAACCCAGATAATTTGCCTCAGATAAACCATAAAAATGAGGATAAAACAGATAATAGGGTTGAGAATCTTGAGTGGTGTAACCAATCTCAAAATATGCAACATGGAACTGGTAATGAAAGAAGGTCCTATGCCTTAAAAGGTAGAAAGACTACTTGGAACTCTAAACAGGTACTTCAACTATCTTTGGGTGGAGAAGAAATTAAGAGATGGGAAAGTACAATGGAGGTTGAAAGAACTTTAGGGTATAAGAATACTAATATTGGAGCCTGTTGTAATGGAAAAATGAAAAGAGCTTATGGTTTTATATGGAGATACATTGAATAGTTATGGAAGAGAAGGATTCATTTGATAGGGCACTGGAGAAGTTAATACTCCGAAGGCAGAGGATACTGGATGGCAAGATAAATTGTATTCCATTGTCTTTCCCAAGATTAAGAGTGTGGCTCCCCGGGATAGAGAAGAGAAGGTACAACATTATTACTGCAAATCAAAAGGTTGGCAAATCAAAACTTGCTGACTATATGCTTGTTTATGAACCCTTCTTCTATGCAATTGAGCACCCTGACCAACTAAGGTTGAAGATACTCTATTTTACCCTTGAAATGGGTAAGGAAGAAAAGTTCTATGAGTTCTTATGTCACCTGTTATACAGGCTTGATAAAATAAGAATAAGTCCAACTGACTTGAAGAGTACTTCTGCTGATAGACCAGTTCCTCAAGAGATATTAGACTTACTTGCATCTGAGAGGTATGTAACATACATTCAGAAGTTTAAGGAGACTGTAATCTATATTGACTCTGAGAGAAATCCCACAGGAATCAACAAGTATTGTAGGAATTTTGCTTTGAGTAGAGGAAAGTTCCACTTCAAGAAGGTTATCATGAAGAATGAAGCTGGACTTGAGGAGGAAAGAGATGTCATAGACTATTATGAACCAGATGATAAGGATGAATATGTAGAAGTTATCTTGGACAACTATTCAAATCTGATGTCAGAAAGTGGTATGAATAAAATGCAAACTATTGAGAAGATGAGTAAATATTTCATCACTCAGAGAGACCAGTTTGATTTCAATATCACTGCAATCCAGCATCAAGCTCAAGCTCAGGAAGGAATTGAGAATCAGAAGTTGAATAAGATGATGCCTTCATCAGATGGTCTTGCAGATTGTAAGACTACTACCAGAGATGCAAATCTGGTGCTTGGTTTGTATAGTCCATTTAAGTATGGTCTAAGGGAATATGAAGGTTATGATGTGACCAAATTCAAAAACAATATAAGGTTTATGCAGGTTATTGAGGATAGAGATAATGGAGCAGGAGGTCAAATATGTCCATTGTTCTTTGATGGAGCAGTGAGTACATTTACTGAGCTTCCACTACCCAATAATAAGCCTGAACTGGAGAGATGTCTTGAGTATATTGAGACAGTTGTAAGAAGGAGGACTAACTATACTTTCATGAATGTCTCTATAAGAAAAGCCAGAGTAAGAAAGTGGAAGATGAATTTGCATAGGTTGATTAAATCGATTACCTTTGCAGACTAAATTTTTAAATAAGAAGAATGAAAGCATTGATTTTAGCTAAGTCAGGCTTTGGTAAATCAACCTCTATTGGAGAGATACCAGAGCTTGGATTGAAAGGGTTAGACCCTAAAGTGACTTATTTGATAAGTTGTGTGAATAAGCCCTTGCCTTTTAGAGGGGGTGGAAGTAAGTATCAAGTTACTACTCTTAAGGAGATTGGTAAAGGTAACAGGATTATAACCAATGATGCGAAAGAAGTTGCTCAAATCATTGAGATGTTAGCCAGTCCTCAATCCCCATTCACCAATATAGTACTGGATGATATGAATTATATCAGTCAGGATTTCTATATGAAGAATGCAATGAAAGGTGGTTGGGACACTCCTAAACAGATTGGTTATGGAATGGGGTTAATCTTTGATGCAATCAATCTTGTGCCAGAAAATAAGAACATGATTTGTCTTGCTCATTATGAGGAATATAAAGACAAGAATGGTGATAGTATCTCTTATAAATATAAGAGTACTGGTAACATGGTTGATTCATATATTACTCCTGAGGGTAAGTTTGAAGTGGTTCTTTATGGTAAATCTTCCTTTGATTCCAAAGAGAAGAAATCCATCAGAGAATTTGTTACCAATGATGATGGAGTATATCCTGCAAAGAGTCCTGTTGGCATGTTTCCTCTATATATTCCCAATGACTTGGGTCTTGTAGTTGAGAAAGCACAGGAATATTATGGATAGGGATGAAGTAGTTAGGATTAGTAGGCTTGTAGCCTTTGGTGGACTGACTGGAGAAGATGCTGCCAATCTTCTATTAGATTATTGCACTAAGCATGGTAAAGACCCTAAATTGTCTGTAACTTTTATACAGACTATTATGTGAATAGGTATGCTCCAGCCATATTTAATGGAAGCATTAGAGTATTATGAGAAGAAGTACACCATAAATAAATTACAAAGTAAACCCAATAATATGGGACAAAGACAAATAATTTTAATAAATTAAACATTATGAATAGAGAATTATCAAGATTTGAGCTTGCAATTGTAAAGAGAACAGCTCAGAACACTAAGAGTTTGAGAACCAAAAGGGACAAATTGGTAGAGAAGATTGAGAAAGCACAGGAAGAACTGGGTGTAATCAATGAAGCCATTGAAGGCTTTGAAGCTCCTATCAAGACTATGACTGGTGGTTTTACTTCTGAGGAAGTTCTTGCTGGTATCATGGCAGTAGCAGAAGCAACAGAAGCAGCTCCAGAAGGAGAAGTTTCAGAAGAGGCTGTAGGAGAGGTAGAAGTACCTGCATCTGAGGCAGTTAAATTGGCAGAAGAAGTTACAGAAGCCCCTGAGAACATAGGTACTGCAAATCCATTTGGAGAAGTAGCAGATGAAATGCCTTTCAAAGATTAATCACGTAAAATCAGTAATTTAAGATGAAGAATTTAAACAAAAGTTTCATGGCTGTTAAAGTAGGTAAAGAGTCAGTTGAAGGTTCTTTTAAGATGTACAAAGGTATGGCTGCATTCAATATTGTAGCTGTAAATCCTACTAAAGCAGAATTGGAAGCTCTCACAGGTAGAGAGATTGAGAATGACCCTGAGTATGTAGGTAAAACAGAAGAAGGGAAAGACCAAGTAAGAGTAGTATTCTATGCAAAGACTGCTCCTGAGGCTAAACTGAACAATGGCATTGAATTGCTTATTCCTATTAGCTTTATGCTGACTAAGGATTATAAGATTGGTCAGACAAGTGGTAAATGCCAGATTATTGATAAGTTTGGTAGAACTGCATGGGCTACAAAAGAGGAGTTACAGTCCAAGTCTATCCCACAATACACTTCTGGACCAGCCAATATTAGTGCAGATTACAGACCTGCATGGCAAGGTGAGGAATTCTTGGTTGACTTCCTTATTCAGTGGTTGAATATTCCTAATCCTGCCAACTATAAAGATGGTAAGTGGATTATGAAGGAAGACCCCTCTGACAGTGAGGTTTCTCTTGATATGGCAGCTCTATTCAAGGGTGATGTAAAAGAGCTTAAAGAGCTTGTTACTCTCGCTGCTGCATACACAGTTAAGGGTGCAGTAGGTATCAGAACTGTAGATAATGAGAATGGTACAAGACAGTATCAGGCTGTATTTACAAGAAAGTTTGCTAAGAATGCTGTGACAGATTACAGTAAGATTGATGCTGCCATTGCTGATTTCCAAAGTAATGGTGGTGCTCCGGGCACTGAGTTTTCTACTCAACCTTTGCATGAAAATGTAGTAGAAGCTACTTCATTTACTGCACCTGACAATGACCCATTAGGAGCAGCAACAGCTCCTACAGCAACTCCTTGGGGTTAATAACATAAAGATTTAGAACTATGGATACTGATAATAGAGAACTATATAGAATTATATCTGGATTTCCTAAATATTGTATAAGTAATAGGGGAAGAGTCATGAATATATTAAGTGGAAAATATTTATCTACTTCAAGAAATAAACATGGCTACCTACTTGTAGATTTATATAATGGGACTTCACATAAGATATTTTATGTACACAGACTTGTTGCATCCTACTTCATCCAAAATCCTGAAAACCTTTGTTGTGTTGACCATATAGATTCGGACAAAACTAATAATTTTGTGAACAATTTAAGGTGGGTAACATACTCTGAAAATCAAAATAATCCTATTTCTTTAAGAAATAGAATTGAAAACTGTTCCCTGTCAAAGATAGTAGAACAGTATGATTTAGAGGGGAACAAAGTTGCTGAATATATAAGTGCAGCAGAAGCAGGAAGAATATTTGGATGTAATAGTAGGTACATATCAAGAGTTTGTGCAGGTGAAAGAAAATCTTATAAAAGTTTTATTTGGAAATATAAGGTATGATAAAGATAGGCTCTATATCAGTAACTCCAGAAGAGATTCTAAAGAATGTGTCTGAACTGGACATACTCCACTATTACTTTGGAGTAGATAAGATACCAACAATTATATCAAGTCCATTAAGACCTGATAACCATCCATCCTTTGGTTTTTATAGCATAGATGGTCAGAAGATACATTGGACAGACTTAGCTACAAAAGATAGAGGAGGAACATTTGATTTATTAGGTAAGTATTGGGGGGAGAGTTACAATGATGTGCTTGCACATATTTGGGAGGACTTACCCAAGATTACTAAGACTAATGGCTATAGTGCATTAGGTAAACCTAAGATTGTCACTACTAAGGAATATACTTCTAACCTTGATTTACAATGTAAGACAAGGGAATGGAGAGAATATGACCTTGAGTATTGGGCTTCATTTGGTATCACTTTAGAGTGGTTGAAATATGCTGACATTTATCCTATATCCTATAAAATAATCATAAAAGGAGAGAACAGAATGGTCTTCCCAGCAGATAAATATGCTTATGCTTATGTAGAATATAAGGAAGGAAGAGTCACTTTAAAGATATATCAACCATTCAATCAGAAAGGATATAAGTGGTCCAACAGGCATGATAGGTCAGTAATTAGCTTATGGACTAAAGTACCTGAATTTGGGGATAAGATATGTATCTGTTCCTCAATGAAAGATGCTTTATGTCTATGGGCAAACACTGGGATACCAGCTATAGCCATTCAAGGAGAGGGTTATGGTATCAGTGACACTGCTGTTAATGAACTCAAAAGAAGATACAAGGAGGTATTTATCTTATTGGATAATGATAAAGCTGGTCTCATAGATGGAGAGAAACTATCAGCATCTACTGGGTTCACTAACATAGTATTGCCACATTTTGAAGGAGGAAAAGATGTCTCAGACCTCTATAAAACAATAGGAGACAAAGAACAATTCAGAGAAATAATTTTAAGCCTATTTAATAGGTAATGTTTTATCACTAAAAAAAAAAAAAATCATGGAATTTAGAAAAGTAACCATCATCAACAACAAAACTCAGTCTCAAAAAGTTATTCAGGCATCTACTGCAACTACACTGGGTGAGTTGAAAAGAGAAATGAGAGAAGCAGGTATTGAATATGAAGGAATGACATTCTTTGAAGGTCATTTGAGAGCAGAATTGAAAGATGATGCTTCTATCCTTCCTACCAACATTCCTTACAAAGGACAGGTAGTAAATGATTTGACATTCCTGCTGACTGCACCTGAGAAGAAAATCAAGTCTGGTGCAATGTCAAGGGCAGAAGCCTACAATGCAATCAAGGCAAGAGGCTTGCAGGGTGAGTGTGTGAAGAGATTTGGAAAGAACTTCACCATGTGTAAAACTCAGGACTTGATTGACCTGTTGGGTGAAGGTTCTCCTGTAAAAGAGGAGAAGAAAGAAGTTGTGAAAGAGAAAGCTGCAAAAGAAGTAAAAGAAACCAAAGAGGAAGAAGTAAAACCTAAGGTGACTGCAACTTCTGAGGGTAATGTTGCAGGTGCATTGGAAGTTCTGTTGGAAGACCTCTATGGCAGTGATGTCATTGAAGAAGGCACTTATGACAGGGCTATGGCTGTACTGAAAGGTACAACTTACAAAGCACCTGAAAAGATGTCAAGGTCAGAAATCAACAAGATGTTTGACTTTGTTCACTAAGTAGAAACCAGTGAGGGAGGAGGCTGAATAAGCCTTCCCCCTCATTTTTTTTTTATCATGCAATGACCGAAGAAATAAAGAAACAAGTCCATGAACTATATGATAGTATCATGGAAAGACCAAATCAAATCCTACAGTTCTTTCAAGACTTCTTTGGTGAAGGGAGAGTAGATATGCAGGGTTTCCCATCTAAAGATGAGTTCTATGGGAATCTCAGTACAAGAATGATAGATAGCTTTATAACACGAGAAGAAGTTATCAATTCCACTGCATACAGAAATATGTCTGGGGAAGACCAATTACTTGTGAGAACTTTCTGGGATAATGAAGAAGCATGGTCTTACTCAGTGACAACTGATGCAGTATTAGCTCAGTACTTCCTACCTATTATGAGGGAGAAACTTGGAAATATGGTATTCAATGACTTATTCATTCTTATTTATTTTCCTACAGTAAGGATTACAAATGAATTTGATAAGTATGTGGATATTAAGGAGTTATGGCTTAAAGTTCCTTTCAATTGGCAGGGAAAAGGTAAGGGGTATTTTGGAGTGAACAGGTCTAATTATCCTCTGAATCAATTCAAACATGGATATATGCACAGTCATGTATCTTCCATTCCAAGAAGTAACTTTGAAAACTTTCAAACACCCTGTACTGGTAGAGGTCCTATTAATTCAACCCTTTCTACACTTGCTATAGGATATGATGAAGCCATTTGGCAGTTATTGTGTCTGGAGCTTGATAGATATGTAAGAGTAGAATCTATTGATGGAGTCCCACACCATAGGCTTGAGAATATTCCTGCACCAGAGATGGGAGATGCTAAAGATAAATTCTCTATGCAATCTCTTAGAGGAGTAGTTTATTACAGTAGTATATTTGGAAGAGAACAATTCAAGCTATTCATTAAATACCTTCTGGAGACTAAGAAGATTAGATTCAACTATAGTAATGGGAGTTATGGGATAGGAATGTCCTTCATTGATACGGTGGTTCTTATCAGTAATGAGTTTATTAGCTGGTATAATACTGAGTATAACAAGCATACTTTTGACCTTAGTTATCATGACCTTGTTGATATAGGTGTTATTAAGGAATGTATTATAACCAATGGTAAAATCTATATACCAAGAGCAGTTAGAAGGGGTAGTAGTGATGGCTATCAGAGATATGTAGGAAAGAAAATCTGTACATTCAAAGGTAGGGAAATTACCTTGACTATTGATGGAGTGTTATCCTCAGAGGAGGAATCTCTAAATAGAACAAGGATACTGAATTTACAGTATATTGAAGCTATAGTATGCAGTATATTAAGAATATTAAATTATGGATATGGAAGAGAAGAAAGAAGTGAAACCAGTACTGGAGTTAGTCCACAGACAAGATACATTTAAGATTGTCATTCCAGTAGAGGTTGAGAAAAAGATAAGATTTTTATGCAAGAATATCTGGGATGTAGAATGGTCAGGTGTCCTGTTCTATAAAGTTGAGGGAGCTTTTGAAGATAAGTCCCTAACTATTAGATGTGTAGATTTGTTCCAAATGGACATTGGTACAAGTACATATACTGAGTTCAATGTATCTCCTGATATGGCTACATATATGGTAGACCATCCTGAATTATTGGAAGAGGGAATATATCAAGGATTAATCCATAGCCATAATAATATGGCTACATTCTTTAGTGGTACTGATACAGCTACTCTAAGTGCAGAAGGTAATGATATGGCTCACTTTGTATCCTTAATTGTGAATAATGCAGGTAAATATACTGCTGGTGTTACAAGGAAGTACAAATGTGTACAGACTGTATCTGAGAAATACACTTATCCTACTTGGAATGGTGAAGTAAGAGAGGGAGTAGAGACCTTTGATATTGAAGAAGAGAAACTTGAATGGTTCAATTTGGATATAGTATTTGAGAATGCAACTAATGACTTTGAGACTGAAATGATGGAAAGAATCAAGGAAATCAAAGAGTCTAAGAAGAAAGTTGTAACTCCTGTATATAAGGGTTATCCTCAATATGGTAACTATGGAAAGAACATTGCCCCAACTAAGGAGGTGGGGAGTACATTTCCTATGGATGAAGACAAGTACTATGGAAGGGATAGAGACTGGTATAAAGAGGATAAGAAACAATTACCTGCTAAACAAGGTGAGCTTCCTTTTGACCAGCCTGAGGAAGAGAACTCTGAAATTCCTTATGGGCAAATAACAGTTGATACTGATATAGTTCAATCAATTGTAAGGCAACTTGTTACATCAAGTGTTATTATCTCAAATGAGAGTGCAGTTGATGTTAAGAAGTGGGCTAACTCTATGGAAAGTCTCTATAGAAGGAGATTTGGTAATGTCAAGGACTTTGAATACTTTGCATCAAATTATGTAGATTTTCTTATTAATTATACCTATGATGGTGATGTCATGGCTGCAATTAATAATGATGATTCTACTATGGCTGCATTGCTGGCACATGATGTAAGGGAAGAACTTGAGAAATTGCCAAAGAACCCTTGGTTAAGTGTTTATATCAAATTAATGGATGATTATATTATTTGATTATGGAAGATGAAGTATTAGAAAGTGCTATAAACCAAATGGTTGATGAACATTTGGAAACTGTTCATTCAGAGACTCCAGAAGAGAGCTTAATGTATAGTCCTGCTTCTGAGTTAAATTCAGCAATTGCTCTATTACAAAGTGGTGGATGGGAAATTATTCATGAAGAACAACATGCAAGTGGTGCTTATTTAGTGACTATTGGTGCAGTGAGCATGGAAACTCCCATGCTTCCTGTAACTCTTGTAGTAACATTGGATGGGTCTAATCTGTTACATGATGCTCAGAATACTGAGGATGCTCCAGTAGAGATTGATGAACAAGGAGAAGCATTACTTGAGACAGCATTAGCTGCTGAGGAAGTAGTAATTCCACCTAATTCAGGTAGTTTGCTTGTAGATGAAGCTACAAGTAGATTCAGTGGAGCTATATGGTATAGTGCCATTCAATCTAAAACCATTACCTTAGCTGGTGTAGGAGGTATTGGAAGTTATGTTGGTTTCCTACTTGCAAGACTGAAACCTGCTGGATTATATTTATATGACCCAGATATAGTTGAACAGGCTAATATGTCTGGTCAATTATATGGTAATCATAACTTGGGACAGGGAAAAGTTTATGCTCTTCACAATATGATGCAACAGTATGCAAACTATTATAATGCTGTTGCATATCAAGAAAGGTTCACTGCTGAAAGTGAAGCTACAGATATTATGATTTGTGGTTTTGATAACATGGAAGCAAGGAAACTATTCTTTGATGCTTGGGAAGATAGACTAATGTCCAAACCTGAGGAAGAGAGAGGTAAAATGTTGTTTATTGATGGTAGGTTGGCAGCAGAGGAATTTCAAGTGTTTGCCATTCAAGGCAATGATTTAAGAGCTATGAGAGAGTATAGAAGTAAATGGTTATTCAGTGATGCAGTGGCAGATGAAACTATCTGTAGCTACAAACAAACAACCTTTATGGCAAATATGATTGCATCAGTGATGGTCAATCTGTTTGTAAACTTCGTGGCTAATGAATGTAATCCTATTATAGATAGGGATGTGCCTTTTATGACTCAATATTCTGCTGATACAATGTACTTTAAAGTAGAAATGTAATGGCAATAAGTGTACAATTAAACAGGCAACTTCATGATATATTTCTGAATAGAGGTACTATTCAATTCCCAGACTATATTAGACCTCATCTTGCATTTGAAAACAATAATGTGTTCAATCTATTCTTAAAAGTAGATATTAGTGGACCAGAAATTGATGTTCCATTAATGTGTAAGAACAAAGTTGAGGATGGATTATTGGATAACTTCAATTATCCTAATAGTTTGAAGGAAGTGGCTGTTACTTTATTTGAAAATAGTTATCCCCAACCAAGAAGGACTGCAAATGCAATCTTCAAGACATTCCAGATGAATGATAGAAGAGATAGGCTTATGAAGATAACAACTAACACTGGTGAGGTGTATTATGGTGGTAATGGTTATATCCTTGACAAAGATTATAACTTATTAATACTATATACACTTCACGGAGTTATGGAGGATAGAATTCTACACTACAAAACTGGTAGAATCTATGTCAATCCAAAGGTCTTTGTTAGTAATGGTATAGTTGAGAAAGGTATCATTAAGACAGTTATTCCTGCATTTGTACAGGAAGGTATTAGGATAGATACAAGTAATATTGGAGCTACTGCTCAGGAGATTAATGTTTCTATAAGGAATTCAAATGGCTTTGTTGTTCAAGTAACTTCACCATTACCTGAGATAATAGTAGCTGATGTGACTAATAGGTTCATAGTAAAACCTAAAAAGCCAACTCCTTCTACATTCAGCAATGAGGCTATGAATGATTACCTTCTGGAGCATCTTGATGAGGTTGTACAAATGACTTATATAGTATGACATTTGAGGAATATTTTGGTGGATGGGTAAGGGTTATAGATACAAAAGAATTAAATAAGGTAGTAGGGCAGGTAAGTTTAATTAAAAGAGACTTACTTTGTCCTGCATATCCTGATATATTTAAGGCTTTTAATCTATGCCCTTACAACAACCTTAAAGTTGTAATGATAGGACAAGACCCATATCCTCAAAAGGATGTGGCTACTGGTATCCTGTTTGGGAATAAGGAGGGGACTAAGTTGTCCCCTTCTCTTGAAATAGTTAAAGAGGCTTGCATTAATTTTGAAGTTCCACATAATAGTATTATCTTTGACCCCACTTTAGAGAGTTGGGCTAAACAGGGAGTACTGATGATTAATTCTGCATTGACTTGTGAAATGAATAAAGTAGGTAGCCATACAATGATGTGGAGACCTTTCATGACCAAGTTACTAAAGAATCTATCAGAGTGGCAGACAGGCATTATATATGTCCTATTTGGTGAACAGGCTAAAACACTTAAGCCTTATATCAATAAGAATACCAATATAATACTGGAAGAGAAGCATCCTGCATACTATGCAAGACAAGAGGAAAGGATGCCATCTACTGTATTTCAAGAAGTAAGCAAATTAACTAAAGAAAAATATGGAGAGCCAATTGTGTGGTTCTCAGAGTATTAATTTACAAAAAAAAAAAAGTATGAAGAAACTTATTTTTGTGGAGACTGGTAAGGAGAAGTGGAAATGGGCAAAACACTTGCCTTTAGAATGAACAGTGCTTATGGTTTCATGCCATTTTACACTGTAGTTATCTGTGAGGAAAGTATTCCATTCCTTATTGAAGAAGGTGTAATCAAAGAAGTAGAAGATGAAGGAACTCATGTAGACCCCAACCTCTATTTGGAACATCTTGCTGGAAGGATTCATTGGAATGTGGATAATCTAAGGAAGTACCTTGGTAATCTATATACAATCTATCCTGCTGCTGTATTTTCAATTATGTTAAGAGAGGTAGCTATTGTACTTGATGAAAAGTATGATAACCATATTAAGAACAGTGAGGAGATTTATGTCATTAGTTGTCTCAATGGAGAAATATCAAAGGTCAAAGATTTGAATAAAATCAAGAACTTCAAGAATTTTGCTGCATTCAGGACATTGGATGATGCTCTTGCAGCTAAGCATATCTTGAAAGAACCTATGAAACAATTATTTAAGAGAGGTGGAAAACAGAAGGATTAGGAATGCTACTCCAGAAGTGTATGGTAACATAAAGTTTAAATCTAAGATTGAGGCAATGGTCTATAGGACCTTGCTTCAACATGGGTTTGAGCCTGAATATGAAACCCATACTTATACAATCTGGGAAGGATTTAGACCTACTGTACCTTTTTACACCCGTAATAAAGCTAAGGCTACAATACTAAACCTTAAGAAGCTAATTAATATTACTTATACCCCAGATTTCTACATGGAGTATCAAGGCTTAAAGATAATTATTGAAGTAAAGGGGCAAACAAATGATGTGTTCCCTTATAAGTTCAAGTTATTTAGATGGCATATAGAGAACTTGCCAGATAAAGAAAATTATCTTATCTTTGAGGTCTTTACTAAGAAACAACTCTTAGAATTTATTCAAATTATTAAAGATGAAAGCCATAGAAAGGATGAGGAAATTGCTCAACAGTTTACCCAAGAGTGATATAACTTTAGGTGAACAGTTTATTCAGAGCAGAGATTTTGAATCACTCAAGGACTTAGTGGATTCAGCAATATTCAAGACAAGGAAGAATATCAAGAGTGAAAATCCTAAACAGGAGTACCTTGATGTAGACTTGACAGAGTTAAGTAATTTAAAGGCTGAGGTGGATGTATATTTAATCCAGCTTGAAGTTCCCAGTAATGAATGAGAAGAAGACATAGAGGAGGAATACTATGATGAAGAGTATTAAAGAACTATCTTGGAATGTAACAGAGGAAGAGTACAGGAAAGACCCTGCAATCAGTTACTCTACATTATCAAGATTTGAAAGGGAAGGATGGAGAAATCTCAGTTCTCTCTTTGATAAGGTAGATACACCAGCATTACTATTTGGTAGTGCAGTGGATTGTATGCTTACTGATGGAGAACAAGCCTTTGCTGAAAGATTCATTGTATGTGAATTTCCTAATCTATCAGATAACCTGATAAGTATTACCAAAGTATTATTCTCCAAGTATGGAGATACACACAGAAGGGTAGATACTATTGATGATGAAGTGATTAGTAGTGTGGCTGTAGCCAATGGATATTATGCAGGAGACTCTTATAAAGCTACCAGAATAAAGAAGGTAAAAGAGAGTTGCAATGAATATTATTCACTACTTGCACTGGCAGGAGACAAGACCATATTATCCCAAAAGGATTATAATGATGTGTCTCTGTGTGTTGATGAATTAAGAACCAACTCAATAACCAAGGACTTCTTTTATATAGACCCTTGGAGAGATGATATTGAGAAGGTGTTTCAATTGAAGTTCAAGGCTGAATGGAATGGAATACCAGTGAGATGTATGTTTGATGAACTTATTGTGGACCACCATAATAAGATTATCTATCCAATAGACTTAAAGACTACTGGGTATCCTGAGGAAAACTTTCAAGACTCCTTTGCTCACTGGAGATATGATATTCAAGCTAAGCTATATACATACATTCTTCAAGAGTGTATCAAGAGAGACCCCTATTTCAGTGAGTTCAAGATTCAACATTATCAATTCATTGTTATCAACAGAAGGACAATTGCTCCTATTGTGTGGGAATTCTATGGGAACTTTGGTATGGTAGATTTAAAGGATGAAACTGGTAAGATATATAGGGATTGGAGGAAGATTCTTACAGACCTAAATTATTATCTTACTAATCCTAACTTGAAATATAGTAAGGAAGTGATGGCAAATGATTGTATTATGGAAATAAAGAATTTAGTACCAGCATGACAGAGTTAGAATATTTTAAAGGGGATGAACTGGCAGCCTCAACTTGGAGAAATAAGTATGCAGCAGAGGGAGAGCAAACTCCTGATGATACACACAGAAGATTAGCTAAGGAATTTGCAAGAGTAGAAAGTGATTATCATTGGAAAGGGTCAAATAGAATGAAATTGTCCAATTATGGATACCAAAGACCTAATCTTGATGAAGAAGCTATCTATCAGTTATTCAAAGACTTCAAGTATATTATACCCGGAGGTTCAGTTATGTCTGGTTGTGGAACTGGAGCATTAGTAAGTCTTAGTAATTGCTTTGTAATAGGCAGTCCAAAGGACAGTTATGCAGAGATAATGAAGACAAGAAGCCAACAGGCTCAACTTATGAAGAGAAGAGGTGGAGTTGGTTATGACTTATCTCAGCTTAGACCAAGAGGAGCTAAGGTTAATAATGCAGCAAGGTCTTCAACAGGTGCAGCATCTTTCATGGATGTATGTTCAGATATAACCAATGAAGTGGCTCAGAATGGAAGAAGAGGTGCTCTTATGTTGAGTATGAGCATTAATCATCCTGATATTGAGGAGTTTATAACCAAGAAACAAGACTTAGCTAAAGTTACTGGAGCTAATATATCAGTGAAGGTTACTGATGAATTCATGCAAGCAGTAATGGAAGATAAGGATTACATTCTTAGATTTCCAGTAGATGAATCTGACCTTTCTTACAAAGAGACAGATGAGTTTGGTAATACTGTGTGTATTCAGTATAATGAGTTCTTTGATGGTAAGAGAGAGTATAACAAACTATATTCAATAGGAAAGGGAAGATTCATTAAGCTAATTAAAGCAAGAGAGTTATGGAATACTCTTATGCACTGTGCTTGGAATACTGCTGAACCGGGGATTATGTTTGAAGGAGCAATGCACAACTATTCTCCTGATGGTGTATATCCTGACTTCAAAATGGTTGGAACTAATCCATGTGGAGAGATACCAATGGGTCCATTTGATAGCTGTAGATTGATTCATATCAACTTGGCAAGTTATATTGTAGACCCATTTACAGATAAGGCTCACATTGATGAAGAGTTACTCTATATGCACTCTTATGAGGCTATGAGATTGGCTGATGATTTGGTTGATTTGGAGATTGAAGCTGTTGACAGAATTATTAACACAGTGAAGAATGATACTGATGATACTGAGTTCAAGTTATGGAGTAGAATCAAGGAGACTGCAATTCAAGGAAGAAGAGCTGGTTTAGGTTTTACTGGACTTGCTGATGCAATAGCTATGTTAGGCTTGAAATATGATTCTGATGAAGGTATTAGTCAGGTTAAACAGCTAATGAAAGTTATGTTCAAAGGTCAGCTTGATAGTAATATTGATATGGCTATTGAGAGAGGTGCATTTCCTGCTTGGGATTCTGTTGTAGAAGCAGAATCTAATTCAGATTGGCTAAAGTTTATAAGAAGTAACTATCTTAAAACTTGGCTTAAGATGGCTCAGTCTGGTAGAAGAAACATAAGTTGGTCAACAGTAGCTCCTACTGGAACTGTAAGTATCATGGCTGGCACAAGTAGTGGTATTGAGCCTGTATTCATGCCCTTCTATCAGAGAAAGAGAAAGTGTATGTCTGAAAGTGACAGGGTAGATTATGTAGATAAGGTTGGTGAGAAATATACTTTGTTTACAGTAGTTCATCCTAACTTGAAGAGATGGGCAATAGAAACTATGAACTATTCTGAGTCAGAAGTCAATGAATGGAGCTTGGGAGTATGGAAGGAAGTCTGGAAAGAAAGTCCTTATTATGGTTCTACAGCACCAGAGATTGATTGGAGACAGAGAGTTAAATTACAGGGAGTAGTTCAGAAATATATCACTCACAGTATCAGTAGTACAGTTAATCTGGCTAAAGAAACTACAGAAGAGGAGATTGCTGACATCTATATTGAGGCATGGAAACAAGGATTGAAAGGTATCACTATTTATAGAGATGGATGTAGGGAAGGTGTATTAACTCAGGTTGAGAAACCTAAGACCATTGAGGGGAGACAAGCTCCCAAGAGACCTAAAGAACTTGAAGCTGATGCTTATTTGATTAAAGCAAAGGGTGAACAGTTCATTATCTTGGTGGGTATGTTAGAGTCTAAACCTTATGAAGTCTTTGCATTCAGACCAAGGAATCCTATTAGTTTTAAACCTCATAAAGGTGTTATAACTAAAGTAAGTAAGATGCACTATAGCTTTACATCAGATGTCTTTCATATAGACAATCTTGAGTTAGCTAATGAAAATGTTGAAGAGAATGCAGCTACTTTGTATTCATCTATGTTACTAAGACATGGGGTAGATATTAAGTATATTGTCAAGACTGCAAAGAAGGTTAATGACAATATCACTTCATTCAGTTCAGCTATGTGTAGAGTACTTAGTAAGTATATCCCTAATGAAGAAATCAAAGGTGAGGTATGTCCTGATTGTGGTGGAACATTAGTAAGAGAAGGTGGTTGTATTCACTGTAAAGATTGTGGGTATTCAAAATGCTTATGATATGAAGATTAAAACTAAGTTTAGTATGGGAGATTCTGCCTTTGTTATGTATAATAACAAGGTAGTTCCCATAATAATTATGGGGGTTCATTATTCTTTGGATAAATATACGGGGGAACATATTTCTTATTCTGCTAATATATCAACTGGTAATGGTTTGGAAAGATTTAAAGAGGATGATGTATTTATAACTAAAGAAGAATTATTAAAATCATTATGAAAATAAAAGTAAAAGTAAAAGAAATAACAAAAGGTTGTTTTCCTGTAAGGACAGGAGAGGATAAGTCAGATTGTTTTGACCTATGTCTGGCAGAAGATGTGACTTTGAAGAAAGGAGAGGTTTATGTTGCAAGGTTAGGTATTGCAACTGAACTTCCTAAAGGGATAGTAGCTAAAGTTTATAGTAGAAGTAGTGCTCCAAGTAAGTTGGGAGTTACTATTGCTAATGGTCTTGGGTTCATTGACACTATTTATAATGGTGATACAGATGAATGGAGAGCACCATTATATGCTTTCAAGGCTGTAACTATCCCTAAAGGCACAAGAGTATGCCAATTTGAGGTTAAATTATCTCAGTTTGCTACTGTATGGCAGAAATTAAAATGGCTATTATCATCTAAACCACTTCTGGAGCCTGTAGATTTTCTTGGAAATGAAGGAAGAGGTGGAATAGGGTCAACTGGCAAATAATCACTAAAAAAAAAACATGAAACATGGAGTTTGTATGGAAAATTGTAGCAATGATAGTAACATTGGCTTGTGTAGCCATTGTTGCTGGAGTTGTTAATCTAATAATGAATAGAAGGAAAATAGACCCTAAAGTAGGAAAGATTTCATTTAGAGAGTCTATGGATTTGGTTGAACTGCCAATTGTCACATTTATGAATAATGGCAGGGAACTGAATTTTCTTCTTGATACTGGTGCATCTTATTCTTCAATTAATGAAGCAGCTCTGGAAGGATTATCTTATGAAGAGACTGGAGAGAGTGGAGGTCATTTTGGAATAGAGGGTACTATCCAAGAATCTAAGTATGTAAGAATGAATGTAGGATATAGAAGTCAGAGCTATGAGGATGATTTCCAAGTAGTAGACTTAAGTCAAGCATTTGGTAATATTAAACAGGAGTTTGGTATTAACTTACATGGTATTATTGGAAATACTTTCTTTCAGAAGTATAGGTATGTACTGAATTTTGATGAATTAGTAGCATATTCAATGGTATGAAAGACTTAATAGAGTTAAAATCAAGAGGAGAGGAACACAACTATCTTAGGAGATTAGTTAAGCCAGATGGCAGTGAGTCACATACTTATATGTTAAAGACTTCCACATATACTATGAGGAGTGGTTTGACAGATAAGAAGAAAAAGTTCATAGACCCATCAGGTGGTCCAATGATAGTTGAGGGAGAATATCTTGAAGAAGCTGAGGCAGTAGTTAAATCTATAGACCATGTAATGGGACAAGGTTATGCTATTACCTTTGAAGTCACACCAGAAGAAGAGCAAGAGTTAATTGATGCAATAGTGAATATATGATTTATGTAGTAACTCAACAAATACTGCCTGAATCTGACAAGTATGAGATAATATCTCCACAAGCTGCATTGCACATGCTCAAGCCTTTGAGAAAGGTTGGCTTAGATACTGAAACCAGAGGGTTTGACCCTTATACAAAAGAACTCATAATGCTCCAGTTGGGGTGTTATGAGTTTCAAGTAGTAATTGATATAACTACTGTAAGCCTAAGTTTCTTTAAGGACTATCTTGAATCTGATAGACTATTTATTGGTTGGAATATCAAGTTTGACTTGAAGTTTTTATTCCATCAAAGAGTGGTTGTAAAACAGGTTTATGATGGTTTCTTGGCAGAGAAACTTATGTATATGGGCTTTCCTGCTGGTATTCATTCTATGGCTTTAAAAGCAGCAGGTCAAAATTATCTTGGTGTTGAGCTGGATAAAACTGTTCGGGGTAAAGTGATGTGGGCTGGTCTTTCAGAAGATGTTATTGAGTATGGTGCAAATGATGTGAAATATCTGGAGAAGATAATGGATGCACAGGAAAAAGAACTCCAGAAGAGAGGATTAGTTACAGCTCTTGTGTATGAGAATAAGTCTGTTCCTTGGGTTGCATATACTGAATATTGTGGTGTGTTATTATACAGAAGTAAGTGGGAAAGAAAAATGCTTCTTGATAATTTCACTGTCAAAGTATTTGAGGATGCACTTAGTGATTGGGTTATTAACTCAGCTAAAGGAGAGAATTATGCTTATCATTACTTGCAGATAGAAGGATGGGATGACCCTGATGACCTTGAGAAAGCAAGGAAAAAGATGAAGGGTGAGAGATGCCCAGAAGCAGACATTAAAGGGCAAAAGAGGGGTTATTGTGAAGCATGGAAAGTTCCTATTGATGCAAGGTTAAGTACCAAGTACATAAAGGAAGACCTTCAAGGAGACCTATTTCTTGGCTTTCAAAACAAGATTCAATGTTTGATTAATTGGGATAGTCCTAAACAGGTAATTCCATTATTCAAATCATTAGGTTTTGATTTGTTAGCTAAAGATAAGGATACTGGTGAATGGAAGGATAGTATTGAGGCAAAAGTAATTGAACCTCAGCAAGATAAATCTACCATTGCATATTTGTATCTACAATATAAGGCAGCAAAGAAGGTTACTTCTACTTATGGTCAGAATGTAATTAACCAGATAAATGAAAAGAGTGGAAGGTTACATACTAACTTTAATCAGTTAGGAACAGATACAGGAAGATTAAGTTCAGGAGGTAAGGATAAATCAAACAATATTGAGTATCTTAACTTTCAGAACTTTCCATCTGATAGTGAGACAAGAGCTTGCTTTGTTGCAGGAAAAGGAATGAAATGGATTTCTTGTGACTATAGTGGGCAAGAATCAAGAATTATTGCAGATGTAACCAATGACCCAGCTATGATTGATTTGTTCAATAATGGTTGTGGTGATATTCATTCTCTGGTAGCCAAGATGTCTTATCCTGAGATAATAGGAAATTGTCCTATAGAAGAAGTAAAGTATAAGTTCAAACATTGGAGAAGTGAAGCTAAGGGTGTTGAATTTGCCATTAATTATGGTGGTGATGCTAACACTATTCATGGTAATAAGGGTATTCCTCTTGTAGAAGCCAACAAGATTTATAATAACTACATGAAAGGTTTTAAAGGTATGAAAGTGTATCAAGACAGACAGAGAAAGTTTGTCATGGAGCATGGATATATCATTACTGACTTTTCAAGTGGAAGAAAGGCTTATATCTATGATTATGACATATTAATGGGTATAAAAGCAAGGTTCAATCAAGAGTATTGGGCTACCTATAAATCTTATAAAGGTAAAGAGAATAAGTTGCTTCCTAAACAAGTGAAGAATGAGTTATATCAAAGATTTGCCAGAGGAGACAACTTTAATTCTATGGTGGGAGTATATCATTATACAACCAAGAAAGCAGGAAAAGATACTATCAGAGAGGCTTATGTAAATATAGCTGATGTGTATGTACATCCTGTAAGACACTTCTTCAAGAGGAAGTCTGCATCTGAAAAACAAGCAATCAATTATCCTTGTCAAGGGTGTGGTGCTACTATGTTCAAGACTGCATCTATCTTCTTATGGGAATATCTTGTAGAGCATGATTTGTTATTCAAGGTAAAGTTATGTATTCCAGCACATGATGAATGGAATATAGAGGTTCCAGAAGAGATAGCTGATGAAATGACAGAGGTTTTGAAAAATTGTATGAAAAAGGCTGGAGCATTCTTCTGTAGGAAAGTAGAACTTCCTGCTGAGGGGGATGCAGCAGACCATTGGATTCATTAATATGACAGGACAAATTATACTTGGATTAATCCTACTCCTTGGTTTTATAGGAGTAGGATTTCTTATCAAACACCAGAATAAGGTAGATAAGAAAAGAATTTATGTCCATAAAAAGACTGGAGGGCAATATAGACCTGTTTATATATGTCAAATGAAGGACATTACAAGCAGGAAGTGGTTTAAAGCCATAGCTTATATCAGTCTTAAGACAGGAGAAGTTTTTATTAGGGAAAGGCAAGATTTCCTTAAACAGTTTGAAACATTAGAAGAATGGGAAAAAGAGAAGTAATACAACAGACAATAGGAGATTTAGCTACATTAGCCAATGAGGTGCAGTATAAGAAGATTACTCCCGAAGAAATCTGTAAAGGATTGGATGCAATAAGGGTTAATCTTGAGGTATTGGGAGAGAATGATAAGACTCTATCTAATACATCAGCTCACCAATTCAAGGATATAGTTAAAGGAATGATTGAAACCTATGTTAGGAAGAATCATGACTATGGTAATTCCTTTGATAAATCTCTTGATAAGTTTGGTCTTGTAGCATCAGTAGTAAGGATTGGAGATAAGATGAATAGAATTGAGTCTCTGGTTCAAAAGAAAGCTATGGTACAAGATGAATCTATCAGAGATACACTACTTGATATGGCTAATTATGCCATTATGACAGTAATGTGGGTGGATAATCAAAAGAAGTGTGATATATGCCAAAGTTAATTTTGTGTAGAGGAATACAAGGGAGTGGTAAGACTACTTGGGCTAAACAGTGGGTACTTGAAGACCCAGAGCATAGAGTAAGATTCAGCAATGATGACATCAGAAATATGCTTGGTAAATATTGGGTTCCAAGTAGAGAAAATCTTGTATCTGATATAAAGAAAGATTTCATGGTGAGTGCTATGGAATTTGGGTATGATATTGTTATTGATAACATGAATCTTAATCCAAAAGAAATAGAGTACTATAAGGACTTGGTTGATAGTACCCTTGGATATGTAAAACCTTATTCAATAGAATGTAAAGATTTCTTTATACCTCTTGAAGTATGTATTGAAAGGGACTCTAAAAGAGAAAATCCTATTGGTGAAGAAGTAATAAGAAAGACTTATGAAAGGTATAAAACAATAATTGAAGGATGATTATAGCAGTGGACTTTGATGGAACTTGTGTTACACATGAGTTCCCAAGAGTAGGAAAGGAGATAGGAGCAGCAGAAGTCTTGAAAGAATTGACTGATAAAGGTCACAAGATTATATTGTTCACTATGAGAAGCCATCAGTTGGATGGAGCAGAAGAAACAGAGGAATTTGGTTATGGTAAAACTAAGCCAGCTAAATTACCCAGTGATGGGTTGCAGGATGCAATAGACTGGTTTAAGAAGCATGATATTCCTTTGTTTGGTGTAAATGAAAACCCAACTCAAAAGGATTGGACTTCATCACCTAAACCTTATGCTCACATCTATATTGATGATGCAGCTTTGGGAGTTCCCTTGAAACATAGTTATATTTCTGATAGACCTTATGTGGATTGGGATATAGTTAAATATTATCTTCATGCAAAGGGTATATTATGACATTGAATGAAAAGATAGGTGTCATTCTAAAACAACACAAGGAAGGAGAGGAGTTCTTCAATGCTCTTGACCTTATGATTAAAGGGGATAGAAGCATACTTGAAGACTTCCTCTCATTCTTTATGAATGATGCAGGAAAGAAACTAAATCTTGGTGACACTGGATTAATTGTTAGTGGAGGGTTTGGTAATGCCATTATGACAATGTATGGTGACAGATTGACTGAAAACTTTAGAGAAGTAATTGTCACTAATGGTGGTATCAGATTGGGTAATGAGGCAGCTATATTCAAGGATAAGTTGCTTTGTAAGAACTGGATATTCATTGATGACTCCTATTATTTAGGAAGAACAAGAGCTGGTATTTCAGTTGCCTTAAAGAAGGTTAGACCTGATGCTTCAATCTATGAAACTTATGTTATCTATGATGGAAGTATGGGTAGAGCAGATAAAGTAAAAAGTATGTATAGATATAATAAATAGTATGGCAGGACAACAAGGAATTTATTGTGCCCCAGACAATATAGTCCCTAATAGGGATAGGGTAGATGTAGGTTGTGCTCCTGATGGAGCAATGCAACTCTGGGTTATGGAATATGAAGTTACTGGAATAGGTAAGGGATGTGCAATGTGTAAGGCTATCAATCCTCAACAGGCAGAAATGCTCTTGAAGAGTAATGGTATATACAATGGGAGTTCATATCTATATAAAGTAACAAGAATTGAACAGGTTATTGTACCTCCTTGCAATGGTCTTATGGCTGAGCAAGTAGTAACTTATAAAGATGTAGCATCATGAATAAGAAACTTAGGTTATTAGTAACAACTAAATGTCCTAACAAATGTCCCATGTGTTGTAATAACTCATGGGATTTTTCATCTTTACCAGTAGTGGATAGATGGAACTATGAGGAGATAATGATTACTGGAGGAGAACCTTTGATTCATACTAATAAAGTGGCTGAATTAATAAGGTCTATTCGAGTTATTAGTGAGGTTTATACAGACATTCCAAAGGTATATGTGTACACTTCAATAGCTGCTTGGGATAGAGTAAGGACTATATTAGCTTATGCAGATGGTATAGTCTTGACTCCTCACAGTCAGAGTGATATTGATAAGTTTGTGGAACTGAACAATATGATGCAAGAGGTTAAAGAAACTAAATCTGATTTCATTAAAGGGAAATCTCTTAGACTTAATCTCTTTGCTGATATGAAACTTCTCCTTCCTGAGCATATTGATTTGTCACTATGGAATGTCAAGGAAATGGAGTGGCTGGAGAATTGTCCACTGCCTCAAGGTGAGGACTTTAGGAGAATTAAAGAACTTTGGTGATGAAGCAATTTACACATAGAGAGTTTGTTAGGGTGGTAGTAGCCAATGGTTTTTATTATAATAGACAAAGTGGAGACCATGCTATCTACCTTAATGAAAAAGGCAGGCATATTAGCATCCCATTAAAACTTGAAAGTGTTATTGCAAGAAGATTAATCAAAGAGAATAATTTAGAGATAAATATTAAGAAACTTAAAAAGGAAAAGAGAATGAGTAATGCACCATTAGGGGCTGATGAAGACCCCAGAGCACCTTGGAATGCACCCCTTGATGTAAAACATAAGAGGTTTGTGAGTGTAACCATATCATATTATGATGAGGTTGAATTACCTCCAGATGCAGAGGAGGAACAGATTAAGGAAGCCCTTGAAGAGAAGGTGAGAAGACAGGACTTTCCTAAGAAAGTTGATTTTGATGAAATTGTAATATTGGATGAGTAAGATTGTAAGATTAGTTCAAGTTACTTCTTGGAAAAGAGCCTTAAATGCTGCAAGAAGAACTATTGGAAAGGCTTTTCTTGATAAAGAGCCTTCTGCTTCATGGGAAGCAAAGATGTTGCTGGCTGAACACAGTCCTATCAGATTGGTAGAATATGATTGGTCATGGGAAGAAATAAAGCAATGGGTTACTGTACACTTAGTAAGACACCATGAAGGATGTGAGAAGTTTGTACATAGCCAAAGGGGGGATAGAAGAGACCTTGGAATACCAAGGGATGAATTGCCTCAAGGTGCTTTAAATGACATGGATATGACAGCTAATGCACAAGCTATCATTAATATCTCAAGGAAGAGATTATGTAGTTGTGCATCTGTAGAAACAAGGGAAGCATGGAAACAAGTATTAGAAGCTATAAAAGAAGTTGACCCAATACTTGTAGACAAGTGTGTGCCTGAGTGTATATATAGAGGCTTTTGTCCTGAGTTCATGAAGCCCTGTGGCTATTCAAAGACAGCTAAATATCAAGAAGATTTGGAGAAGTATAGAAATACTGATTATTAACTAAAAAAAAAAAACAATGGCATTTGGAAGTAAGAAACAAGCAGTTATTGCGAAGCCTTCATTTAAGGAAAGGCTGACTGGAGTAAAATCAATGTTTAAGAAAGCACATGAAGATGCTTCAAAGTTGAATACAGAGATGCAAAATGAGATTGATAACTATAAGATGTTAATAGCATCTTATGAGGTAAAAATTGAAGATGTATCTACTACTCAAAAAGAGACACAAGAATTTATGTCAAATCTCGAAAAGTTCATTTAATGAGAACAAATTTAATTAAGACAAAAGAGCTACCTAAAGTAGTAGAGCCATCTACTACTGATGGTATGCTTGACATGGTAATTGCATTTGATACAACTGGCTCTATGTCAGCTTATATTAATGCAGTAAAGACCCATGTGAAGGAGTTAGTTCCCAAACTATTTAGTTCTAATCCTGATTTAAGGATTGGTATAGTAGCATTTGGTGACTATTGTGATATGAAAGCCCCTACTTTATATGGTAAGGCTTACCAAGTATTGGATTTAACTAATGATGAGAATAAAATCATCCAGTTTATTAATGAGGCTCAGAATACAAGTGGTGGGGATGGTGATGAGTTCTATGAACTGGTCATTAAGAAAATCACTGAGGAAACTGCATGGAGAGAAGGTTCTACTAAGGCAGTATTATTGATTGCTGATGCAGCACCTCACAAGGTAGGTTACAGTTATAGAAGCATTGTAAGTAATGCCCAAATTGACTGGAGAGAAGAAGCTAAGAAGGCAAGTAAATTAGGTATCAAATTTGATACCATGACTATTGACCCTATGTATGTTGAGTGGTATAAAGAGCTTTCTGCCATGACAAATGGTATAAGTGTTCCCTTCAATAATAGTGGTAAAACTTCTCAAGTGATTGAAGCTGCTGCATTAAGTAGAGGTGGAACAAGGACAAAAGCTATGTATATGGCTACTATGGATTCTGTAAAGGATGATGTAGAATTAAATGCAGTATATACTGCTTATTCAAAAGAAGTAACAGATTAAAATCAAGACAAATGAAAATCAATATTAAAGAGATAGCAGTAGGTGATGTATTCTCAGAAGAATCACATTACATTGTTGAGGAGATTGGTAAAGATACAATCAAGTTCAAACATACAGAGAGTGGAAAGTCAGTAACATTAGGTTATGGTTATGTTCAAGACCTACTTAATACTTCTGACCAGTATGACAAGGAAGTAAAAGTTACTAAGGAAGATAAGAAAGATGGTACTCCGGGTATAAGGACAATCTTTGAGGGAATCAAATCTTCTGAGGTATTCACTGTTGTGTTCCAAAAGCAGGATAAGAATAAGACCAAGAAGCAATATGAAGCTGAAAGGGAAGCTCAAAGAGAAGAAGCTGTAGCTATTATTGACAAGGCTAAGAAAGCCAAGAAGTCAATGGCTGTGGCTTATAAAGAAGCTCTGGAACACATTCAGAATAACCCTATTAAAGACTTCATTGAAGGTGAAGATAGGGTACTAAGAGGCTACAAGATGCAGTTTGTATCAAGGGATGGTAAGTACAAATGTATGGATATGGATGTTGTAAGAGGTCCAAAAGAAACTGGTGAAAGACTGGTTAATATTAATACAATATCTCAATTGGTGTATAATGGAGTAAAATATGTTGTAGAAAAGTAATTTTATTACATAAGACCAATAAATCTATTATATATTTTGTAGTCTTAATTATTTTATCTAATTTTGTGGTAAAGTAATTAAGCTACAAGATATATGAGAAGATTAGAGATACAGATTATTGATGGCATACAGTATAAAAGATGCCCCAAATGTGGTAGAATGCTACCTTTTGGAGACTATTCTATTAGTAAAACCTCTCCACATGGTAGGAGAAGTTGGTGTAAAGAATGTGTCAGAAATAGACTTCAAGACCCAGAAATGAGAGAAGCTAACAAAGAGAGATGTAAGATGTATTATCAGAACTATTATAGAGAAGTTATAAGAGCTAATAAGGCTTCCAACATTCAAAGCTATTTATATAAATCTGCTCAGGCAAGGGCTAAGCAAAGAAACATAGAGTTTAATATTGAATTGGAAGATGTTATAGTTCCTGAAAGATGCCCTATCTTAGGTATTGAAATGAGCTTTCATAGTAATAGGAAAGAAGACAACTCTTACTCCCTTGATAGAATTGACCCTAATAAAGGCTATATCAAAGGTAATATTTGGGTCATTTCTCTTAGAGCTAATAGAATAAAGAATGATGCTACTGTATCTGAATTAAGGATGATTGCAGATGCAATAGAACAAAAATTATTAGGAGGTTAAATACCTCCTTTCTTATTTTTAAAGAGTTTGGTTTACCTCTCAAAAAGAAAACCCTTAATAACTTGCATATTAAGAAAACAACCTTTATATTTGCACATAAATTTAATTATAAATCTATAACAAGATGAGTAAAAGATGTATCACAACTAATTCTGCAATAGAAGAATTGGCTGCTAAATTACAGGGTGAAACTATAGAATCAGTCAAGGGACTTGTTGAGCTATGGCAAGACAAGAATAATAAGGACTGGGACACTTATCCTACTGCTTCTGAACTAAATAACTTTAGGGCAGAACTAAGGAAAGGCTCCTATTTAGGATGGGCAAGAACTGCAACTAATTCTTATGAAGTCTCCACCAAAGGAGATAAAAGATTCAGTGCATTAGTAGCTAAATTTGCTGATGGTACTATAGTTGATGGTGTAGATGTTGGAGGCAGAACTATTGAGGATGTATATCAAACTGTTATTAAAAAGAGTAGGAAGGGGGCTGCTCCTTCTAAAGATTCAAGATTATTTAATCCTGCTCTAACTACTTCCCAAGAAAGGGAGGATTTCTCTTATAAAGAAGGCTATCTTCCCTTGTGGAAGATATGGGCAGAACAAAACCCAGTCCTTATAGAGGAACTAAAGATTTCCTCAAAAGGAAAGATTCTTACTGACCAGTTTGCTAACACAAGAGTAAGTCAAGCAAGAGCTTTGGCTGAAATTCTTAATGAGACCTCTTCACAAGAAGCTATAGAGATGCTTGATATAGCACTTTCACCTTCATTTGAAGCTCCAAGAATTTCCACTGTGGAAGAACAAGCTAAAGTAGATTTGGACTTTGACCCAAGAACAAGAAGAGACAGGGTTAGTCTGATTGCAAGATTCTTTAGCAATGAAATAGATACAGCACTGCAAGAACACAATGATACTCTTAATAAGAGAATTGCTGATGCTGAAAAAGAAGGTGATGTACTTGCTGTCAATGAATTGAAAGAAGAGTTAGGAACTCTTGATAGGTTCAAGATAATCAAGTTATATACACCTGCTGGCTTATTTAGTAGAGTAAGGGATTATTTCAATAACTATATACTTGACTCTGAGGAGAATAGGATACAATCAGAACTGAATACAATCAATAGTATGAAGGGTTCTGAGAGATATAGTGATGAACAGAAGTATGAAGCTGCAAAGAAGAAAGCATTATATAAAACCAATGCTTATCAGAAGGTAGTAGATAACTTCAAACCTTTGGCTGAGGAAGCAAGTACTATACTAATAGCCACTGAGGGGATTAGGATTGACCCTAATTATATTGCCCCTAAAGATGCCAACCTTAATAATGATACTCCTGAGGGAGATAGTGCAGTAGATACACAAGCTGATGATTTTGTAAAGGATGAGGCTTTCAAGGATGGATGGATGACTAATTATAGGGAAGTAAGTTCCCATGAATCTCTAAGTCAGGAGGTTAGAAAGGTAATCAGAGAGATACCCCAACTTGACTATAGAGGAAAGTATGATAAGGATGATTTAGGAAATCTAAGATTTCTTGATGCAGACTATGTTCATGCAACCCTTATAGACAAGCTCAGAGATATGATTACATCTGATGATATGTTACCACTTCTGGAGACTCTGGGTAATACCAAGCCTTGGACTAAGCAAATAGTCAAGAAGCTACAGGCTGAGCCTAAACTATTCAGTCAGTTCTATCAGGATTTCAGAAAGGACTTTATGCCTTACTGGATTCAGAAGAAGAAACTACAGGCTGATGGTACTTTCAAGATGGAAACTATTGCTATCAATAAGCCTGAGGGTGTCTATTATCTGCTTGATGAATGGAGGGATAACTATGAGAATGGTAATCTGCTTGATGATGATAGTATCTATGATAAGAATGGAGACTTGAATCTTGAGAATGCAGAGAATGGTCTTAAATGGACTGAGGCTCTCAATAACAGGTTTACCAATCTTAGTACAGAACAAAGGTTGGAACTTCTACAAGATGAAAAGATATGGAAGACATTGAATAAACTCCTTAATATGATTGGTATCAATGCTAATCAAGGTGTATTATTAGATGCTCTGACCAATATAAAGCAATATGAAGGTGGTACTGCAACAGACCCAATTATGTTGCTTCTTCCTCAATTAAACATCATATTCAGTGGTGTAAAGAAAGGTGAGGTTAAATCTGAGACTCTTGAAGATGGAACTGAAAAGAGAGGGGATTTGATAAATACCTTTGGTTCTGCTTACAACAGCATAGCTATGATGCTTGCAGAAGTAACAGAAGATGCCATTGAAAGTAGTGTGAGGGAAAATGATAAGTCATACTATAGCCATGTTACTCCTAACTATCTTGGTAAGTTGATTAAGCAGCTTAAGAATGTTATGGGTAATGAAGCAAGGTTCAAAGAGTTTGTTGAAAATGAGTTTGGACAATATGAATGGTTCTATAAAGATGGTAGATGGAGAAATGACTGGATTGAGCAACTGGTAAATAACCCTGAAATGAGAAGAGGATTGAGCCATAAGGTTCTACTTAACTCAGATAAGGTTGCATATCAGAACTGGGATGATTTGGATTACACCTTAGTATTACTGACAGAATACTTTGGAGACCCAGATAACAGTAAATCTGATATTCAATGGGCTAATTACCATGTGCCAATTCTTTCAGATAGTCCTTCTGCTGAGTTCATTAGATTCAGGAAGTATGACAATCATAGCATCATTGGAGAAGATGGTGAGTATATGAAGTATGATGATATTATCCTTGATAGGATGGTTGATTTGGTCAATCAAGAGGTAGATAGAATAGCTCTTGTAAACCAAAGGGATGTTGAATATCAAAAGGGTAATCCAAATATTGCTCCTATTGCAAACTATGATATAGTAAGGAAGAAAGATGGTACTATTAAGAGTATTGGTGGTGCTGAATTTAAGTTCCTCACAGCTCTGAATGATGTAAGATATGACAATGGTGAGACTTTCCTTGATAGGTTCCAGAGAATCCAGAATGAAGGAACTGGTGCTGAATTAAGAGAGTTCATCAGAGAGTCAGTAAGAGAAGCTCTTGACAATGAGTTTGAACAGACTTACAGAGAATGGGCTAAAGCTGGTTTACTTGAAGAACTGCCTAATGGTAAGTACAAATATCTTGGAGTAATTGGGGTAAATGCTGGTCAAAGTTCTTATAATAGAAATACAGCAACTTCTTTGAATAATGCAAAGAAGGCTCTTGAAGGAATGTGGACTACAGAGATGGATATTCTTTTAAGGGATTACAACAATAATAATCCAGTGGATGATAGAAGGGCAACCACTCTTTTTGAAAGTATTAAGGACTTATTGAGAGAGAAGATGGTGAGAGGTGAGATTACTGCTAAGGAAGTAGATAGTATCAACAGGAACTTGGTTATTAGAAATAATGCCAAAGCTAAGTTGAGGGAATACTTCTGGAATAGTAAGTTTGCTACATCACAAATCATTGAACTCACTACAACTGACCTTGCTTTCTATAAGAATATAGAGGACTTCCAAAAGAGATATAAGGAAGTTCATGCTCCTGCCCTCAGACTTAATACCAACTCTAAGTATGGTAGAAAAGAAGAGAGAACTATCTATCTAAAGGATGATGAGATTGTATCTTCTGCACTTGATGATATTGCAACTGTACTTGATGAAAGAGTCAAGAAAGGTGAGATGTCAAAGAGAGACAGGGATTTAATCCTAAATAAGTTCAGAGAGGTAAATGTGGCAGATGCTCAGGCTTACAGGTCACTAAGTTCTTACAGAGCTATACTTGATATGTCTGGTCAGTGGACAGATGATATGCAGAGAGCCTTTGATAACTTCCAAAATGGTAAGTGGGATATGGCTGATTTCAATATTATCTGGCAGACTAAGAAACCTTATGTGTACACTCAGGTGAATAATCTAAGTGGAGTCCAAGGTCATACAGGCATTAAGACACCAGTTCAGCATAAGAACTCAGAGTTCCTTCTTATGGCTATGCACCAGTTAGTTTCAGGTCCACTTGGTAAATCAGGTAAACTTGTAGCTATCAATGAGTTCATGGAAGAGAATGGAATTGATGTAGTTCAATTTGAATCAACTACTAAGGTTGGGAAACAAGGTGTAATTGATTTGAATAGTGTCAATACTAAGGAAGATGTCAAGTCTGTACTTAAGAATGCCACTACTCAGAATGGTGTTGAGAACCCTAATGTGGTTCATAAAGTAAGCTATGAAGACTATGGTATTCAGACTGCAACTCCAGAACATGCTATTGATGCAGTTCAGTTAGTTGGTACTCAGATTAGGAAGCTGATTACAGCAGATATTAGTCCAGATGTTAAGATTGATGTGAATGGTAGAGAAATGTCTAAACAGGAATGGTTAGATATGTACAATGCTATTAACACTGAGAATATCATTCAGGCTTTTGCTGATGTAAATGAAATTTTCAAGGATGCCAGACAGGTTGAGAAGATTCTTCTTGAGGAATTGAGAGGTAATCAGAGATATGGAATTGATATGATTAGAGCCTGTACTCTTAATGAGAAAGGACAATTCAATATTCCATTATTTGACCCTGTACAATCCCAAAGAGTACAGACATTGCTGAATAGTATTATCAAGAGTAGGATTACTAAGCAGAAGATTAGAGGAGGAGCACTTATTCAGGTGTCTGACTATGGTCTTACTGATGAATTAAAGATTGTTTTTGAAGGTGAAGGAGAGAACAAGAGAATCAAATATCTCGAAGTTTATATGCCAGCATATAGTAGGAAGTTCTATGAACCTCTTATGAAGGCAGGTACTCATGAACTGGATGTAAATAAATTACCAGACAGCTTGAGAAAGTTGATTGGTTATAGAGTTCCAACTGAGGACAAATACTCAATGGCTCCTCTTTATATTAAAGGTTTCTTACCTCAGCAAAATGGTTCTTCAATTATGCTCCCAGCAGAGATTACTACCTTGAGTGGTTCTGACTTTGATGTGGATAAATTGTATATCATGTTGCCTGAGTTCAAGATAACTCCTAAGTATAATAGAAGACAGTTTGTTGATGATTTGGTTGCTCAATTGACACAAGGGAAGGCTGTATCTCCTGAAATGTTGAAGGAATATAGACAGAGTGTAAATAGAGCCATAGATGATGGTAGGAAAGCTCCTAAGGATAGTCAAGAATACAATCTCTGGAAGACATATAAAGCTAATAGAGAGAAGTATAGAGTATCTTCTGAGGACAAGATTGAGAAGATTGAATATGACTTTAGCAAGTCTCCACAAGAGAATAGTCTTGAAGCCAGAAACAATCTATTGATTGATATGATGTGGGGTGTTCTGACTAATGCTGACACTGCTTCAAAGATGCTTAACCCCGGTGGTTTTGATTATCAGAAGAAGTCTGCAAGAATGATTAATATCCTTCAATCAAGTAGAGAATCTGAACTGAGGAAGGAACTGAATATTCCTGAGAATCAAAGTACTCTTAACAAGTTAAGTAGTATGGATTTGGAACAACTTGACAAATTGGCAGAGAAGTTCAAGAAGAAACTTGACCCTCTTAACCCAAGAACTCAAGTTCAACTTCATCAGCAGAATATGACTGGTGCAGCATTGATTGGTATTTATGCCAACCATAATGCAAACCATGCTTTGATGCAACATACTGAATTAGGTCTTGACACTGAGAATGGCTCTTTCTTACTTAATGGTAAGAGACTGACTTCTCTTCATGGTCTGATGAATGACAATAAGGAGTATATCTCAAGGAATAATGCAGGTTTCCTTGCTGCATCTGTGGATAATGTGAAAGACCCTGTGCTTGCTTCATTGAATCAGAATACATTCACTGCTGATGCCTCAATGCTTTTAAGTAGGCTTGGTTATAATCCTATTGAGATTGGTTTGATTATGTCACAACCAATTGTAATGGATATTACTAATACCTATTTCAGAGAGAGTAGAGAAGGCAAAGGAAAGGACACAATCATTGATGAAGTCATTGAGAACTACAAGAAAAGGGCTGCAATGATGGAAGATGTAACCTATGACAACTATAAATCTAATAAGTTCATGGCAGATGAATTGGCAGACAATATCATTCTCCAGAAGGAAGTAGAGGAATTAAGTGATAGGACACAAACATCTGATTACAGAAAGGTTGAGTTCTATAAGAAGCAAGTGGCTGCTGGTTATTTATTTAAGAGAATAATGAGCACAGCAGATGCTTTAGGACAGTTGGTTCAAGCTACAAGAGCAGATACTCAAGGTGGTGCAGCAGGTCCTACTATTGCAGATACACAGATTAAAATACAGAAGGTTGATGACTTCCTGACTAATGTAGTGTTAAATGAAAATTCTCCTTTAACTGGTGCAGATGTTATCATGCCTTTCAGTATGAAAGGTATGGATATTGACCAGATAAGAGAGAGGTTATTAAGTTCCCCATTACCCTATTTACAAGCATTCTTTAGCCTTGGTATTGACCAAACACAAGAAATGTTTAGTAGATATTTCCCTCAGTTCACTTCTTCATTCAGGGAAGTAATTGATGGTAAAAAGGGATTGAGAGGCTTAAGACAACACACTAAGACAGGCAAGTTAAATGCAAAGACACTCAATAACATCTACAATGATTTGTTAGCTTATATTATGTCCAAGACATCATTCTTTGGGCAAGAAGCTAACCTCAGAGCAGATGATAAGGTTACAACATCCAGTGATAAGAGAAGGGATTTCATCAATAATTTCCCTGATTATTTCAACAGAACATTGAGTGAACATCCTGAAATAGCTGAACTTGAGTTTGTTAAGAGATTAAGAGTAATAAGGGCTAACCAAAACAATCCTGTAGATACAGTAGTATTTAAGAATGTTGGTCAGTTAAGTCCTACTCTGAGAGAAAGATATATGAGGGACTGGCAATCATTATTATATATGGGACCAGAAGCTCAGGCTTTAGCTCTTAATCTATTCAGATACAGTTATTACAGAAATGGGTTTGCATTTGGACCTTCTACTTTCATTCATTTAGCACCAACTGCTATCAGACAATCTGTTCCAGAGTATATTGACACTCTGAGAGGATTGTTGGAAAGTGAGGATGATTACAGTCAGTTTATTGACCAGTATATCTACAATCACTTGGATAACAGACAGTTGGTTCCTGAGGTTCCTACAGAGGCTTCTACTTCTTTCACTGATGAACAAGGTGATGCTTTGGATATGGTTAAAATAACCATTGATACTGAATCTAACAGTGGTGATAAGAAGATAATAAGGAAGAGAGAGGGGATAGGAGAGGAAACAACCTATGACTTCTTTAATTACATAGCAAGAAGATATAAGGGAGGTACAATATATTACAGGCTTACACAAGCTGATAATGTACAACCTAATGTAGCTGTGTATGAAAGAATAGACCCACTTGGATTCAAGAACAGTTTCATTGAGTATGAATATGGTAAGGATGTTACTGAAATGAAGTCAGTAATTGATAAGAATGACAGGGATTATACTCCTAATGTAAATCAGGATATAACAGCCTATCAGGAAGCTGATATTGATTATGACTCTATGCCAGAATATCTTAACTATGATTTCTCAAGTCTGACTCAAGATATTGCAAGTGAGGCTTTCAGTCAGGTGTATGGTGCTCCACTTGAAGTGAATGAAGGGAAAGCAGATGATATTAATTCTATTAGTCCTAATACTGAGTATGAGGATGCAAACAATGATAAAATCTGTGGTGCAAATACATTATATGAATTATAGATATGGCTAGGAAATGTGCAATAATTCCTCAAGTGAGGAACAGTAAAAATGAGGTAGTAAGCAGCAGGTTATTTAAAGACCTGCTGGCTTATGCCCCTAATAGACAGGAGGCAACAAGAATATACCTCATTACAAAGAGTAGTGACTTTATTACTAATTGGAATCCAAGGTTGCAGATGGATGAAAATGGTGAACCTACTCTAAGCAGTCTCTTGAAGAAAACTAATCTAAGAAGTATTATTGATGAGCAGAAGATTCTAAAGAATCTTAATGAAGAGATTGGACATTATCATAAGACAGGTAGAACTAAGTTATATCTGAACAATGATGAAAACTATAGAATGTTAGTCCAGAGGGCTATTCAATTCAATACTCAATCAGAGTTTAGAGAAGACTATGTTGCATCTGTTGAGAAGGTATGGGACAATGAAAGTAATAGGGTTTATATCAGTCCTTTTGTCAGAGTAAGAAACAAGATGAATAGTCTTGAAGCTAACAATATGCAGTATAATTATACTCTTAATAATAGATTGAGAGAGATATTAGCTGCTAATGGCATTGGGATAGGTGCTCTTACAGACTTGGAACAGAGAAGAGGAGTGGCAGGAGTAACAGACTTTAGTCAAGCCAGAGATGCTGCAACAGGTATAATTGAATTAATTAGACTTGCTGATGGTATTAAAGGTGAGAGAGCATTACCAGAGGAGTTTGCTCACTTTGCTATTGAGGCAATGGGTGATAATCCCCTTATAAATAGACTGGTTAATCACTTGGCTAACAATAGTTTGGTAGGTGAGATATTAGGTGATGATTATAACACTTATGATAGTCTGTATAAAGGTGATGAATCAAAGTTAGCCAGAGAAGCTGCTGGTAAATTACTTGCTAAACACTTATTACAGTCTGAACCCATTACTTCCTCATCTTATAAATCCCTTCTGGAGAGGTTTATCAATGCTGTAAAAAATTTCTTTAGAGGATTAGGAGCTTCACAGTTCCAAAAAGCAATGCTTGAGGCAGAGAGCAGCTTTAGTAAGTTGGCTGGTGGTATTCTCACTGGACAGATGGATGAAGCTATTAATGTTGAGAATATAGCTACTTCTGAGGCTTTCTATTCTACTACTGAAAGGGTAGATAGGGATAAGGCTTTGTTACAGAAGATTATAGACAATGAATTGAAGAGGCTCAAGATTTATGAAAAGAGAAATCCTAACAGTCAATTTAGTGCCAATCAAAGGTTATTAATAGACAGGTTAGAGCTTGAATTAGCTGATAATAGTGAGATTGAAGGTATCTATATGTTCCTTGATAATGCACTTGAAGAACTAAGGAAAGTGAGTAGTAGACTTGAGGTATTGAGGAGTACTCCTGCAACCAATCTTAATGAAAGGGCTGGAGTACTGAGGGACATCAGGAACTATATGTACAGTTATAAGAGGATAGCTGATTCAGTAAGAGAGGCTCTTAGAGAGGAAGAGAAGTCCACAGACAATAGATATGGTCAAAGAGTAAGAGTTGCATTAGATAATGTCACTACAATGCTTAATGACCTTGCAGTGGACTACAATACAATCTCTATGCCTTTATTTGTTGATTTCATCAAACCTTTTGTAGGAGATAATCTTGTGGTTCCATTTGGAAAGTACAAAGGAAAGACTCTAAATGCAGAGGAGTTGGTTAAAGTGGCTGATGAGGATATTTCTTTCTTTGACAGATGGCTGGATAGTATGGCTGATTCATCTGATTATATGTTGAAGATTATGGACCAAGCTGTTAAGAAGAGCAAGGAACAAGCCAGATTGAAGACTATTGATATTCAGAAGGAACTACAAGCTGCCACTATTAAACTTGAACAGGCTGGTGTGAAAGATACTGAGTGGATGTTTGAGAGAGATAGTAAAGGTAATCTGAGTGGTAATTATATCAGTGAGATAAATCATGCTCTATTCAGGGAGAGAATGAGAACTATGTTCCAAAGTCTTAATGAAAAGTATGGCAGAAACCCTGTAGGGGAGAATGCTGATAAATATAATGAAGAGAGGCAGAATTGGTTCAATGCCAACATGGAAACTGTAGATGGAGTTAGACAACCTAAGAAATCCATTTATGAAAGTATGGAGT